CTTGAAAATGCCGTTTTTAGCAGTCCATTCAAGATCTGTAATGATGTAAACGTTGAATATCTAAAGCTCAAGTTTGTTCATTCTTCATTATTTGCAGTATGGACGAATGCCACCGAGACAGGCGAAGTCGTTCCGTATGAACCAAATGTAGTGCATACGGTTCGGCATCGCTTTGCCCAATGGGCAATTAGACAGAACTTTAGCAAATATTTGATCGATGGATCACTTGAGTTTGCATATGATGACCAGATTACAAGATTATCAATTAGTTTTGAGAACCCTGGATACATTATATCGCATGAGGAGTCAAGTGCTTTGGCACCAGGTACAGTTCTTATATTATTCTTTAGAGCGGGTAATAGCGAACGATATATTATGGGTAAATACTATGTCGACAAGAATGATATGAGCGTGGGTGAGAGCTCAACATCGCTTGAATGCAGAAATACAATTGGAAAACTGCTAAAAGATCAGACATTTGATACGGATAATGTTTATCCAATACAGAACCTGCATACACTAGCTGAGGATATATTCACCAAGGCTAGCGTTACTGATTATTGGATAAGCGATACCGATCTTATGCGTGGGATGCAATTCCCGCAAGATATGACACTTCTCGATGGGTTTAAGGAACTCATTCAGACGGCACTATTCTGGAAGATACAAGAAGACATGACCGGACGAATTGGCTTTGGCGATAAGGTCGATACTCGCTTCGGAACACCAGGAACATACTCATTCGAGAGAAACAAGGATATATTTAGCCGTAGTGTTAGTCGTGATGACCAGGATACATACGCTCGAGTATGCGTTCACAATGATGACTATTCCATTGCTGAGTATAGAGATGTTGATTTCCAGTTTGCTCTTGGGCGCAAAAAGACATTACATGTTAATGTGGCTAAGGAAACATTACTTGCTGATGCTCAAACATATGCAACTGATTTGGCCTCCATGATGGGCAAAATGGGAGTAATCGAGACATTTGAAGGACCTTTTAGACCGTATTTGAGGCCTGGTGATAATGCAAAAATCATCGGACAAACAACGCGTTTACTTGGTATGATCACCTCAATACGCCACAAATTTGGCAAGAGTGGTTTTACAACAGAGTTTACTGTTGACTCAGGTAGTAAGGCTAATAGAACTCGCGTTAGCGACTATATTAACATAATTACAGGCACGAAGACTGGGGGTCAAGCAACTAGATTGTATTAATGCGAGGTGGAGTAATAATGGACCATTGGATACAAACTGTAATAACTATAGTTGGAAGTATAGCCGCATCAACAGGCTTCTGGGCATATATTCAACGAAAAATTGACTGTAATAGCAATACGCACGAGATGCTTATTGGATTAGGTCATGATCGGATCATGTGCCTTGGTATGACATATATTGAACGTGGCTATATTACAAACGACGAGTATGAGAATCTTAACAATTATCTTTATGAGCCATATCGCAAAATGGGCGGTAATGGTTCTGCTGAACGAATTATGAATGAGGTTAAGCAACTTCCTATAAGAAGAGCAGAACAAAGATCAAAATTAAAAGGAGAATTAGAATATGAAACTAGATGATAAAACTTATAATGCTATGAAGTGGATCGCTATGTATCTGCTGCCATCACTTGGTACTCTGTATTTTGCAGTAGCTGCTATCTGGGGTCTTCCATATGCCGAACAGATTGTAGGGACCATTTCCGCAATTGATGCGTTCCTTGGTGTAATCCTTGGCATCAGCACAAAGGCATATAATAAGACTGGCGGAGATGGCACATTGATGATCGATAGTACAAGTACCGATAAGGATATTTACAGACTCAATCTTAATGGTGATCTTGCTGATTTGGCAGGTAAATCTAGCATTACTCTTTCGGTTGATCCGAACGCTGATCTTAGCTCAAAATAATCAAAATGGGGGGTCGCCGTTTAAACACGGCCTCTTCCTTTTTCTCTCGCAGAAAAAACTATTACTATAATAGAGAACAATTTATTTAAGAAAGGGTAAGGACAAAAGTTATGAGGATTTTTGGTAAAAAGAAGAAGATTGATGAGGAAATTGAAGACGTTTTGAACGAAATGAGAACAGTATCATCGGCATCTCCGGAGTATACCACTATGGCAAAGAATCTAGCAATCTTGCAGGCAATTAAGTCGAAAGACGCCGAACGCAAGGTTAAGATAGATACAATATTGCTGGTTGGTGGAAATCTCTTGGGAATTGCAATGATATTGTACCGTGAACGTACAGACATCATAACCTCAAAGGCAGTAAACTTCGTACTAAAGGGACGTGTGTAACAGCACGTCCTTCCCCTTTTCTTTTTCTCTCGCAGAAAAAACTATTACTATAATGAAAGGAAGGTAATTATTTATGGACAAAAGACAGTTTTGGGCATGTGTAATTGGTGGACTCATTGTGGGTATAGTTCTGGAATCCGTAGCAATTAAACGGAGACAGAAAGAAGACCAAATGATGAAGGAATCATTAGACAAAGTTAAAGGCATGGTAGACTTTAATAAACCGGAATTTTAAGAATTTAATAGGAGTTATTAGCTCCTATTATTTTTCTTTCGCATAAAAAACTATTACTATAATAGAACACATATTTTAAAGGAGGAAGTAAAAATGGATAATAAGAAAAAGAAGATCATTAAGGTAGTAGTTATTGGAACTATAGCAGGTGCAATCGGAACAACGCTATATTTTAAAGGCATTAAAAGAGGAGCCAATATAGGTTTCAAGAATACTATTGAATGGTTCGACAGGACAATTCCAGAGATAAAACTTTCAGAGCAGTTTGCGGATTATGTCGCAAAGAACCCAGGTAGGGTAGTTTGGAATTTTAATAGCAAGTTATTGAACAAGTTATTTTAAAGAAAGGTAGGCGCTAAATTTACATAGCGTCTATTTTTTTGCATCGCATAAAAAACAATTACTATAATGAAACTAATATTTGAAAGGAGATGTTATAGAGATATAGCATCTCTAAATTTTCCTCGGGGGTAAATTTTATGAAAGTAGAAGATTATTTTAGCAAGACCAACAAAACCGCATTACTTGAACAGAAAATAAAATTCACAGCAATAGCTTTTTATCAAGGTGCTAAGATCTCATTCTTTAGCCCAGATACCCTTTTTGCTGGAGCGGCAATAGGCCTATATCAAGGTCTAAAGTACAATGGTAATTTAAAGCGCGGAATTACCGCCGGATTAACTACATGTGCAGTCATTGCTGGTATTACAGGTATCACTACTGTTGCTGAGAATATGAAGAAAATAAACGAATTTGCAGAGAAGGGAGTTAATAAAAAGAGTGGAACTTAAAGATGTATTTTGGATTATCTTTATTGTCATGGTAGTAATGTTCCTTATCATGATAGCAGCATGTATAGTTATTCCATTTATTATATAATAGTAGGCATTATGAGCATGTTATTAGATTGGCTAAAAAGAAATAAGCGCAAAACCTTTGCACAGCAAGCAGGCGAAATGCATGCACTTATACAAAAGGTTAATGAGTATGAAGACGCTCATAAGGATGACAAAAACAATGGACTAAAAGAATTATGCGAGTTCTGCACAAAGCACGACTTGGCCATTATTATTACAAACGAGTTCGAGATGGATGCAATCCGTCTGCATTTCTATAGGAAATACCCAATAGCCGGGCATAACAATGAGATGTATTGGTATATGTCAAACAGCGATTTTTTAAATCATAATGATAACTTTCCTTTCACAATGCACACAATACTAGCCACCATTAAAACCTATTTCAATATAAAAGAAGAGGAGAAATGCTAATATGAAAACCATTTGCCAAGGACTCTTATCCACATTAACCAAAATAGGGGAATCGGTTATTAAGGCGTTTACTGCAATGTTACAGGCTATTAAAAATCTGCTTCATATCAAAAGTCCATTAAAAGTATCCAACAGTGATAGTTGGGCCATAGAAGAAATTAGGCTAGCTTGCAAAAAAGAAGCTCCGGATCTAAAACCTGGAGAATGGGACTATGGTACAGCATGCTATAAAAGCGCATTAAAGGCATATGAAGCATTATGTGGTGATGGGCATAGTGGAATGAGCATAGGCTTTACAAAAGCTATTTTAAATAGACTAATCGACCATAAACCACTTACACCAATCGAGGATGTACCAGAGATATGGAATGACGTTACACCCTATCATTCAGGTACTGATGATAATTACATTGATGTTGGGCAGTGCAAACGTATGTCATCACTATTTAAATATACAGATGTCACTCGAAACGTTACTTACCAAGATGTAAATCAATATATTTGTGTAGAAATCGATAACCAAGATCGTTCATACTATGCCGGATATATTCGTGAATTTCTTAAAGACGATTTACTCAAAATTACTATGCCATATTATCCTGAAGCAAGGCCGATCAAGATATTTTGTGAGGAGTTTCTTGTTGATCCAAAAAGAGGCGATTTTGATACCGTTGGTATCATATATGCTATTAAGCCTGATGCCACACGAGTTGATCTGAACGTTTTTATTAAGGAAACAGATGATGGCTGGGAGAAAATTACAAAGGATGAGTATTATCTAGCTAAGAGCAACCAATATCATAGAAATTAAGTAAACAAAAGGAGTATCCTAGATTATGTATTTTGAGAAACCTGATGGCACAAAAATAAACTTGGAGGCCATTATGCAGGAAAAAACAGAAGACTTAAGAAAGGAAGTAACTAAAAAGCAAAAAGAGCCAAAAGGGGATGAGTTGAATCGTCCGTATCTTACTGAGCAAGACTTAATAGATATCCGTACGAAGTATCGAGATTTAAGTCCAAAACAGCATAATGGTGATTCAATTGGTCTCCTTGCGGAACTATATGCATGCACAAAAGCTGATATTCGTGAGATCGTTGCTTCAACCAAAACCTTTCCGACCGATATAAAACCAAGAAAGGAGCGCGTTCAAATTACTGGTAAGGAGTTGCAGGAACGTATTGAAAAAATAAGGGAGATGGCTTTGCTAGATATGTCAGACCAGGCTATTGCTCGTACGCTTAATTGCACGGCTGGTTTTGTTAATCGGCATCGTAAAATCATGGGTCTTCCATCATCTTATACCCCATATAAAATTGGGCATGAGACAAGGCAGAAGATGCGTGCAAAAGAAAAAACAAATGGAAAGCGAAAGGAACTATAATCATGAAAGTTGATGAATTTAACAACATTGTTGAGGAACAGATTGCAAGAAGTACGAGTGTCTTAATAAAAAAAGCTGGAGAATATGCTACAGAGGATCGTCTGCATAATTTTAAGGTTGCTGCAGAATTGCAAGCTTGTACACCAAAACAGGCCCTTGCTGGTATGATGGCTAAGCATACTGTATCAGTCTATGATCTATGCCTGTCAGAAAAGCCAATATCAATTGATATGTGGAATGAAAAGATCACGGACAGTATTAACTATCTGCTTCTTTTGAGAGCGGTAGTAGAGGAGGACCTGAAAAAAAAGGTATCGACTTGCGAACAGAGTATTCTTGAATTAGATAATGGCCCATATGGCTATTGGCCTAATGATGTATATGAAAGGAATAATAGTCATGAGAGCTCAAGTAATTAAACTTGACCCTATTCAGATACTATATACAATTGAAAAAGATGATCTAGAATATGGTTGCTTACTAAAACAGATACTTGAACAAAAAACCGTTCCTAGTTTTAAAATTGAAATTGTAAAGGAGAAATAAAATGAAATGTTTTTATCATGCAGATGCTGATGGTCGATGTGCAGCAAGAATTATTTATAGTCAGGCAAACATTCATGACTATGAGGAGAATGGTCGCGAATTCATTGAAATTAACTATGATAAGCATTTTCCAATTGAAACAATCGCTTTTGGAGAACAGGTGTTTATTGTTGATTACTCAATTGATCCACAGCAGATGCTTGATCTGATGGATATTACAAAAGACATTACATGGATTGATCACCATAAGACTGCTATTGAACGATATACCAACTTTCCATATGCTATACGCGGTATTCGTTATGATGGAATTGCCGCATGTATGCTAACTTGGTGCTATTTGTTAGAGATGACAGATGGTGGAGATGGTGACATACAGCCACTAGATCTTTCCATGACTGAATCCGCTCCGCACTTTATAAAATTTATTGCTGATTGGGATGCCTGTTCCGCCTACAAGACCGATGGTTCAAGAGACTTTAAGTATGGTTCGGACACATCCGCTTTTGTTACATATTTTAATGCATTTGATTTTTCGCCATTAAGTTCTGAATGGACGAGTCTTTTGTATGGTTCATCGTATGAAGCTATCAAAATGGGAGAAAAGATGCTACTATTCCGAGATAATTGGGCCAGAGAATATTGCAAAACCAGAGGATTTGAGGTTAATTTTGAAGGAAATATATGCTATGCCATGAACCTTGGATTATGTAATAGTGAGTATTTTAAAAGTGTAGCACCAGAAGGATATGATATCCTAATTCCATTTAGTTATGATGGTTCAAAGTGGATATTTAGTATGTATTCCACAACAGTCGACGTATCTATCATTGCTAAAAAATATAATGGCGGCGGGCATAAAGGTGCTGCAGGATTTGTTCTCGATGCTCTGCCTTTAACATTTAGAAAGGAGATTAACTAAGTTGGCTAGATATAGAACAAAAATGATTGATATCGAAGCGATTCACCTCTTTGATGAAACACCAGATGCCATATTTGATGTTGTTAATTTTGTAGAGATTGATACGCCGGTCCTTCCTGATATTATTTGCACAACCGATAATAAGTCGGTGATTACTGGTGCAACAATTAAAGCAAAATATGGCGATATTAAAATGAAAATTGACGACTGGTTAGTACGAGATAAGAATGGAAAGCTATATGTATATTCAAACGAACTGTTTGTGCTCGCCTTTGAACGAGGCCATAATTCTAACCGTTATATTCCATTTTAAGCAATAAAAAAAGGAGATAAACATGAAAGTATTATCTACCGGACAAGACAGCACGCTTGAAAACTATATTAGTCTTAGCACCTCTCTATTTGGAAGTGAAAGTCCAGCTGTAAAATTTCTAATACAAAAAGCCAAAGATAGTCCAAATGGAGTAAAAGAAGAAGTCCTTGTTGATGAAACACAGATGGTTTTATTACTTTTTCAATTAAACGAAACCACATCTATGGCTGTGTAAAGGAGAAATCACCATGAAAAAAGCAAAAGAGTATGCCGAGGAACTTATACCAGTTATGAAGACAAACGATAAGAATGCTACTCTACTTATGGTACAAGACATAATTTTCAAACTTCTTAAGGACGAGACAGTAGAGCTCTTTGAAACGAGGCATTGCAAAACTAATGACGCTTTTATCGCTATTCTTAAGGAACAGAATAACAAATTCAAGGCCATAGTGCGATTAACTAATGCTAAGACTGAGGAATGCGAGGTTGCGCTTAATCCCAATGCTATGAAATCATATTTGATGGGTAAGGATGAGATGAAAGAGTTTGCACAGTATATTTAACTCGCAGAAAAAACAAAGATTATAATGAAAGAGAAGTAGTAGGCTAGTTTAAAAAAGTTAAAACACTCATAGAAATATGAGAGAATTCGGTTCGAATCCGCGGGCTACTTCTCTCTATTTTTTCTATTTAGAAAGGAGTTTAGTATGAGTGAGACTGTGGACAAAATCAAGAAGAATAAGAGACTGGTCATCGGCCTAACCATCCTTGGCATAACAGGAGTACTTTTGTATCAGAAAGCCTATGATAATGGCATGAAGGCAGCATATGCAGACATTTGCGATGTCGTTACAAAGGAAAAACTCAGCGAGTTTATTTTCAGAAATTCTCATGAGAATATAAAGATTCTTATGAAGTTACTGTAAAATAGAAGGGGGCTAGATTTAAAACATCTAGTCTCTTTTTACCTCGCATAAATTACAAGTCTTATAATAGAAGTCAAAAAATTAAGGAGGATTTTATATGAGTGATAAGGCATTTAGTTTGGCAATACTGGCAATAACAGTAGCAGCCGATGTAGGTATCGTGTTAATCTATAGAAAGTATCAGAAAAAGGCATCTGACAAAAAGTAAAAAGAAAGGAGATTAGATTTAAAACATCTAGTCTCTTTTTTACCTCGCACAAATTACTGGTCTTATAATAGAAGTAAAATTTTAAGGAGGATTTATATGAGTAATGCAACCTTTAATCTGGTCAAATTAGCAGTGTTAATTGCAGTTGATGCAGGAATAGTATTTGCTTATGATAGGTTTTGCAAGAAAATTAATGAGCTAGACGAAGAGGGTTAACAGCCCTCTTTATTTTTGAGAGGAGACATTAGATGAAAACTCAAATCACCAAATTTGATTTCACTAAGCATGAAGAATTAAGGAAATATCTTTTAAGAGAAAAAGAAATTAACAACGATTATGATTCGAGAACAGAAAAATATGTTAGAGGATTTCGTTGTATTTTTAGATTTTCAAATGATTTTGGCGCGTCCATCATAAAAAGACATGGTTCTTATGGGTTTAAAGATAACCTCTGGGAATTGTGCGTTCTTCATTTTGATGATAAAACTATGGAAAACGATTATGCATTAGCGTATGGTACGGATATAACTGGCGACGTCGAAGGCCATTTATCGGATGATAATGTTGCAGAAATGTGTATATTTATACAACGCTTAAAAAAGAATGGAAAACTAACAAAAAAAGATAGGGAAGCATTTGATGCTTTTATGGTGCGTATATATGAGTGATAGAATTGTATACCTATATTCCTTATGGGGAAGTAAAGTGAAAGTATATGAAGGGTCGCTTACTATTAGGTCTACCGATAAACATCATCTAAATGAATATGCAATATTTCATGCAAATGATGTTTGTAAGACACTTCAATGCGGAGTAAAACCTTTTATTGTGTTTAATGGTTTTGTCTGGATGGAGGAGCGCAATGACGAATTAGGAAAGAAAGCGCTTATTGATTATGAGGATATGCAGATTCGAAGGGCATATGAAAAAATTGAAAACCATTTAATGCGAATTCAAATAATCAAAAGTTCTGAATTAACCATAAGGGGGAGTATTGAAGATGCTTGCAGAGATTGACAAAAAAATAAAAGCTAGAAAAAAAGATACCACATGCATCAAGATTGATTCGGAAAAAAGGATAACTATAGATAATAAATTTGATGGCAAACCTTTAAATATTGGCGAGGTATCGGATGGATTTCATACCTATAACGAACTTTATGACCATAGGGCAAAACTATTTGCGGTTATATGTTACAAAAACAGACGAGCATGGAAGAGTAAAAAGCATAGTGATGGCAGTATGTATCCTGGCATGTTTATTGTTGGGATTAATACTCCAGATGGACCAGCCACTTATCACTATGATATAGAACCATATTGGGATCTATTTTCAAGTGTTACAGAGCTTGATGAGGCCCCTGAATGGGATGGCCATACATCTGAAGATGCCATTGCACGAATACTATCATTAATCGAAGGACCAAAATACCTTTCACAAGCACAATGGAGGATAAATTAATGTGTTTTATTAGTGAGGATGAAGCTAAGCTTAACGATCTTTATCCAGTTCGTTCAATGGCAGAATGGACAGGCCCTATCAGATCTTGATGGGATTATTGAAATCACAAGTGCTCTAAAAGAATATCTAGAAAAGGAGACAAGATAATGCGTGAAAAGATTTGCATATTTTTGACAGTTGTTATAATCGCCTCGACCTTTGGTATACTTCATATATTTGCAACGACACCGCGACACATTTTCATGGATAATATCGACGTTTCTGATATGAGAAAGTTTTCGCCAACAATTTCTACTGAGATAGAGTCTTCTAATGGAACGGAGATATTTGAGACGAATCTTAGCCCACAATACGGTTTTACCGAAGAGGAAGTATATTTACTAGCTCAGTTATTGTGTGGAGATGCTTCCATAGATGGTGATGGCGAGTTTGATTTTGTATGGCAATATGAGCATGGTCAACCATATTTTACAGAGATGTCTAAAGTCCTATGCGTAGTTATGAATAGACAGAGATCTGGAGAGTTTCCCGATAACGTTCATGATATAGTATTACAGTCCACCCAATTCTCTCCAATGCCAGAAAATACTAATACGACTCCATCGCCTATAGCTGTAGATATTATAAGGCAATGGTGTATGAAATATGATATGCTTGACCCTACAGTACAAGTAGTTCCGGAAGATCATCTATATTTTCAAGCTGGCCCAAATCTCACAAACGTTACAAGAAGAGACTTCGCATAAAAAACAAGTCATATAATGAATCTAATAAAAATTTTAGGAGGAAATTAATATGACAACGAATAGCGTAGTAAGGACATTAGTATTTGTAGGAGTACTCATCGCAGTACCGAAGATAGCAGAAGGTATTGTTGATGTTGGCGAGTGCACTGTTAAGGGCATTAAACGCGGAATTAAAGACATTAAGTTTCATCATGAAATGAAAAAAGGAATGAAGGAAGGAAGAATTCTCAAAATGCATGGCGAGTATTTTGTCATCATCGAAGATGGGACATTAGCAAACTAGTCATGTGGGAAGAGAAATCTTCCCTTTCTTTTTCTCTACACAATTTTGAAAGGGGGAAATCACTATGGATAAGGCTGCTTATAGAAATCTTAAAATTGGAGATGCTGTAAAAATTCACGGAAATACCATGCGCCAAAGTCAAAAGGCATATGTAATAGATACAGGATGGCTAAGCAATGAAGAGTTTGCCAAGTCGGTTACAGTTAAGTTTATGCATGATGGTTTTGTAAAGAAATATGGGAGCTATAAATTTATACAGTTGCTAACTGAAACTGAGTTGGCTGCCTTGAGATTAAAGGACGTTCCGCCAGTCAAGAAGCCTGAGGCTAAAATTCCTAGGTATACAAAGTCTTCAATAACATTAGATATGGTCGAGTGTATACACGAGATAAGCAGACAAGTGCATTATCTAGCACTTTCTATGGAAAAACTATCCAATCTATTAAAGGAGGAGGAACTAAATGCCAATCGAAACAGAGATGCAGAAACTAGTAACTCTTCTAAATGATGCCTGCAAACTATATTATGCTGGTGTAGAAACAGAGTCGCCATTGACAGATGCTCAATATGATAGATATCTCAAGGAATTAGAAGAACTTGAGAAACGGGCAGGGTATCGTTTAGCAGAATCTCCTACAGCAAAAGTAGGTTATGAGGAAAGCGACGATAAAATTAAACATTATGCGCCAATTCTTTCCTTAAGAAGCACAAAGGATATTACAGAACTCCTATATTTTCTTGAGGAAGAAGAGGCATTGCTATCATGGAAACTGGATGGTGTTGGCATAGTCCTATATTATCAGAATGGTAATCTTGATAGGGCAGTTAGCCGTGGTGATGGAACATATGGTAAGGATATTACACACAATGTCTTAAAAATGAGCAATGTGCCAAAACAAATCCCTATCAAGAATGTCGTTATCATACGAGGTGAGGGCTGCATATCTCTTCCTGACTTTGACGAATTAAAGCAAACAGATGAGGGTGAGAAATACAGAAACCCAAGAAATCTGGCAGCAGGACTTATTAATTCTACAAAAAAGCAGAGCCCATTGTTACGATACATGTCTTTTATTACGCATTCTATTATACTATTAGAAGGATATGGACGAAACTATGAGACAAAAGCCGAACAGTTAGACTATCTCAGTACACTAGGTTTTAAAGTAGTACCATATTTTAAAGTGGCTAACTATACTCTGAAAAATCAAATTGAGATCATGTCTAGTGCAGTGAATGAGTTTGAGTATCCTGTTGACGGACTGGTTCTGACGATGAACAACATATCCTATGGGAGAAGTCTTGGAACAACATCTAAATTTCCTAGGGATAGCATGGCTTTTAAATGGCCTGATGTATCAGTAGTGACGCCAGTGCAAGGAATGAAATGGAGTGTTAGCCAAACAGGTTTAATAACGCCTATTGTACTCGTAAAGCCTGTACAACTTGAGGGAACGATCGTAAAGCAAGCAAATCTGCATACACTAAAGAACTTTGAGGATCTTGGAATAGGAATTGGTGATCCAGTTGTTATATATAAAGCCAATAAGATTATTCCCGAGATTCAGGAGAATCTAAGCAGATCTGCAACGGAGGATCCTCCAGACAATTGTCCGGTATGTGGTGCTAAGACTTTTATTGTCGCCACAGATAAGACAAAGAAACTATATTGCTCAGAATGTTCAAAGAAGGAGGAGAAGTAAGTTGCTGAATGTTTTAACTAGTTTTGGAAAAAAAATGATGTTTGAGGTGTCAAAAAATAGCACTGTTATATTAACGACTATAACCGTAACGGGCGTTATTACAACAACTATCCTTGGAATCAAAGCAACGCCTAAGGCTTTATCATTAATTGATGAGGAGGTATACAAACGATATGAGGCGTCGGGAACTGATGGTACTTTTCAGGAGTGGCTTGGTCTTGAAACCAAAGCATATTCATGGCAAGATCGTGCTAGCGTCTTAACAAAAAAGGAGATTGCCGCACTAACATGGAAATGCTATATTCCAACAGCTATTATGGGTATAGTAACGATTGGTAGCGCTATTGGTGCGCATAATATCCATGTACGACGAAATGCAGCACTAGCAAGTCTATATTCCCTTACCGAAACAGCATTCAAAGAGTATCAAGGTAAGGTTGTAGAGACTATTGGTAAAAACAAAGAACTAAAAGTACGGGATGATATTGCTGCTGATCATATTAAGCAGAATCCTATTGGTGATGCAGAGGTCATCTTTACTGGCCGTGGCGAGACTATATGCCGCGATAAGAAAAGTGGACGATATTTCAAGAGTGACATCGATAAGATACGCAAAGCTGAAAAAAGGATTAACAGCGATCTTCCACATGAGAGGTTTATTTCACTTAATGATTTTTATGATGAGATAGGTCTGAGCCATGTTGATTTGGGCGAAGACGTTGGGTGGGACATTATGAAGGGGGCACTTGATATTACTTTTAGTGCACAATTAACAGAAAACGATGAACCATGTATTGTGCTAAACTATGATGTTGTACCAAGATATATGTAAGGAGGTAATATGGATAAGCTAAAAGAGTTTATCTTGGTGTCAATGTGGCATTTTAAGCACCGCAAAGAGAAGAACAACCGTCAGAAGATCCGCCGATTCGAACGCGAGTTTGCTAATCGCAATTAGGCCTCGCAGAAATTACAAGCTCTATAATAGAGTAGTAATACTAAAATTAAAACATTTTGAAGGGAGAAATCATTATGGAAAACAACAAGGAAAAGAAATCAGTAAAGGTATTCTTGGAGGAGAACAAGGGCACGATCATCAAGATCGCAGTAGTCACCGGCGTAGTAGTCGGAGGTGTACTGTTGGTTAAGTATGGTCTGGCCAAGAAGGCCGCCAAGGCAATCGCTGAGAATTCGGAAACTGTTGAGGCAGTGATTGAAGAAGCAGTGGTTTAATGTATTATGAGAGCAGGGGATTAAGATATCAGTAAAATGGTATCTTAGTCCTCTTCTTTTTTTTTCTCTCATACTACTCTAAACGCAGAAAAAACAATCCCTATAATAGAACTAAATTATTAGGAGGGATTTTATATGATGATAGTACCATTAGTAAAATTGGCAGGATCGGTAATTATTTCAGCAGGAACACAAAAGGTTGTGAAAGAAGTTGTAAAGGCAGCTATTGGACAGGTACCATGCGCTAAAGGCGTAAAAATACTTGTAACGGTAGGTACATTTGCAATAACAGCAGCAATCGCACATGGAGCTGATGAGCAATTTAACGAGGTAGTCGATGGAGTAGTGGGTATAGTTAAGTCAACAAAAGAAGCCATTAATAAGGTTAGACAAGAACAAGAAAAAACAAAAGCAATAGAAGGAGCTATTGAAAACGGAGAGGTTGAATGACCTCTCTTCTTTTTACCCAACAAAAAATAACTAAAGAAAGAATGGTGAAAAAATGATAGACGATAATAAAGATAAAGAACCACTCCGAGTTAACTATCCATCTAATAGCAATAAAGCAAAGAATATGGAACCCATTTCCGAAGAGAAGCAGCAAAAGGTCGAAAAGATTGTTAAGGGAAATGTAAAAAAGCAAAAGAGGTCCTTTGGACAGCGAATGGCCGACATATTTCTTGAAGACAACACACAGAATGTTAGCACATATCTTGTACAGGATGTTCTTATTCCAGCAGGAAAAGCGATGATATGCGATATTGTTGGTTGGGGCGGATTTGCTGAGATGCTATTGTTTGGCGGTCAGGGTGGAAGAAGACGCAGTGGTGGCACATCAAACTCCATATATCGTAGAGATAACCAGACAAACTATAATTATGGAGCCCTTTCTCGATCAAATACAAGAGATCCAAGAGACAATAGGCCTAGTATGACACGAGCGGGGAGAGCACAGCATGACTTTAGTCAGATTGTTCTTGACTCAAGAGGAGAAGCCGAAGATGTTCTTACAAGACTTATTGATTTGACCGAATCTGAATATGGCTTTGCTTCTGTAGCAGATCTGTATGATCTTGTTGGTATGGATAGCAATTTTGCCGATCAGAAATATGGTTGGTCAGATCTGAGAACTGCAAGTGTTGTAAGAGTCCGTGATGGATATCTTATAAAGTTGCCTCGGACGCAGCCAATTGATTAAAGGAGTGTTTATGAAAAATGATGTACCAACGTTTCTTGGAAGACTAATTGGACTCTTTATTATGCTCAACGTTCTAATGGCTGTTATCTGTGTTTGGCTATGGTTAGCTAAAATTTTCTTTGGTCTTATATGAGGAGGTCTTAATGCTAGATTTTATAAGTGAGATAATTAAAAAACTCATTTCAATATTCATTTTAATCGACCTTTTTCTATTAGCAATTTGTTTTGGTGCATGGATAGCAGACTTATTTTTAAGGCTTGCTTAAACGGAGGTATATATGGATATTCAGCATATGAGAGCAGCAGTTAAGGCTGCATATCCTAATAGTGAGACGTGGGCATTGCGTGTAAAAACCATGCCCGCCGATCAAATCCAAGCATTGTTTATAAAATTCAAAAAAGAAGGAAAGATCAAGGGGGCATAGCATATTCATGGGACGTATTAGTACTACATTTGTTATATCTGTTGAGGAGTGCCCGGAGGAGGACACGAGCAAAATTGAAGTAATTGGTTATAGTGATGACTACGCTAGAAAAGTATTAAATACCTTCGAGGGTGATGAGGCTAAGAGAATAATTAATCATTTACTAACACAAAAAGAAACCGTAGAAAGCAGAATAGTAGACTACGAAGTCGAACAGATACGCTTTAATAGGTATGATGAAGCTGGCATTGTATTACAGCACCTACTCGATTATGCTAAACGTTGGGGCATTGTATCCATATCTGAATTCTATAGTTTGTGTTTCAAAGACCCTACTTCAGAAGATCTGAAATATGGTTGGACACTAAAAGACCTGGAGGGATTTGCAAATATTCTTCTTGAAGATGACTCATATATTATATGGCTCCCTAATCCAAGAGTAATTGCTGATTTGGTCAAAGTGTCATATTATGACCCCAATAGTGGTGGTTCACGTAAGGTTACAGAACGGTTAAGAAAATTGTCTGAGGATGAGTAGAATAATACTAGAGGCTGAAAGGAGCTTCAATCATGTCAGATAAAATTAAAGAGCAGCTTATTGCCGACTCTAAAAATGGAGATAAGATCGTAACACTTGACCATACTAGGCACAATGAATACCGTGTTATAATTTCCGCCAAGAATAATCCGGACGATCATGTTATCTATAGGTATAACCGTTACAACGAGGCATGTAACGATTTTGACTCCATTATCTATATGGCAAAAGTAGGAGGTGCAAAGTGACAAAGAAAAAAAAGAAGAAGCCTGTTGATGATGTGAGTGTTTTGAAGCGCCAATTGGATAAACTCTCGTTTGATTATGCTCCACACAAAGAAAGCAAACTCTTCGATAATACCCAATTTTATCTTATAGAAGATGCTGATGGTATTACACTAAAAACATATTCAGCAGACAAGCTTCTTTCTGATCTTGGTTTTGAGCATTTTCGTGAGACTGCTACATTCGTTCACTACATTCATGATGCTAATATTTTCAGACGAAAGCATCACATTTTCATAGCCAGAGCAAAACTCGGTGACACAATTATGGAGTCATATCTTACTGACGATGATATTGGGTGTAGTAAGCGTTTTCCTTGTGCTCTTAAGTATAACGAACTAATGGCTGCTATGAAAAAAATTGAAGAACGTGGATGGGATAAGAGGTAAAGGAGGGAGACTGTGAGTATATCAAGAGAACCTGAATTACGAGACGAAGTCAAGCATAAGACACAAGAGGCATCCGGAACTGTTCTCGCCAAGTATAAAATGACTGGGTCAGATATGTTCTTTATTGATGTTCGTCTTCCAAATGACCAAATCTATTATGCTTCTCCAGCTATAAACTGGACAATAACTACACCAGTCGAAGAACTTGAATAATCGCACAAATAACATTTACTATAATAGAGGGCTTTAAACGTCATCTATATTTTTCTAAGATGAAGGAGAAAAACTATGAGTATTCTATCAAAAGTCTGTACATCCATGTCAAAAGTCGCTGGTCGAACGGGGCTCGCACTTAGAAATGCTAGTCCTGAAATCTATCTTGCTATTGGTATTGCCGGAGGAGTAGGAACGGTTGTTCTTGCCTGCATTGCTACAAAGAAATCCGATGATGTAAAAGCAAAACACCTGGAAGATATCCAGATTATCAATGACCGCTGGGAAGAGGTTCAGGACGGATCTCGTGATATTGCTGAGTATTCAGATGAAGACCATAAAAAGGATCTGGCAACAGTATATGTTCACACAGCTGGAAGTTATATTAAACTGTATGGTCCTGCTGTAACACTTGGTGTATTTTCTATTGCTTGTATTATTGCAAGTCATGGCATTATGAAGAAGCGCAACGCTGCTCTTATCGCTGCATATAAGACAATCGAGAGCGGATTTGCTGCATATCGTAAGCGTGTTGTCGAAGAGTATGGTGAAGATACTGACTACATGTTCAAAAATGGAATCCGTGCTGAGAAGATCACTGAGACAGAAGTCGGTGAGGACGGTAAGAAGCATAAGGTTGAGAAGACAAACTACACAATCGATCCGAACGGAATTAGCATTTATGCACGATTCTTTGACGAATTCAATCCGATGTGGAAGGGCGATGCTAATTACAATAAGCTGTTTCTGAGATCACAGCAGAACTATTGGAATGATATGCTGCAGACGCGTGGCCATGTATTCCTTAATGAAGTGTATGACGCACTTGGATTCGAACGCACTAAAGAGGGTGCTGTTGTTGGTTGGACATCAACTGGTGAAAATGGAGACCATAACATCGATTTCAACATGTATAAAGGCGACCGTATGTCGGCACGTGATTTTGTGAATGGCGTTGAAAAGAGCATTCTTCTTGATTTCAATGTTGACGGCGTTATCTGGGATACATTTACAAAGGACTGATAGGAAGAGGGGTTATTATGTTAGACTATGAGGATGAGCTTGATTTAAGTACGGACTCTATGGATGTGTATGCAATCCAAGTTCAGCATGATGAGGTGATGTATATTGAATTCGATCCGAAAGAGAATTGTTTCTATAATTCATGTGGTATGCAAATCATCGACATATTTGACATGATAACCCCTAATGACCTACTTTTATTTAGGTCGGATCCATTCAAGCATTCTTATTTCCAGCATAGAAATCAACCACAAACATTATGTAAGTTGTATATTATAACAGAAGAAATACAAGAGGCTATGTCGGAAATTGACACGAAGCCATGCACATTGGAAGAGCGTAATATTTGCTGGGCTATGAGCGATAAGAGAACGTTTACAAATCCACCATGTAATGTATGTCGCATGAATTACAATTGAAGGGAGAAATAAAAATGAATAGGGTTGCTATTACTGTTATATCTTTCGTACTTGGTGCTGGATCAGGTGTATTTATTTCAAGACAGATTCTTAAGAATAAATATGCTCGGATTGCCGATGAGGAGATTGAGAGTGTAAAGGAAGCATTCAGACAGCGTGCTGAAGAAAACGCTATGGCTGTCGAACGGGCATTCAAAGAAAAAGCAGAAGCCGATATTGGCATACCATATCTTGATAAGAATCCTTACGAACAGGCTAAGAGAAAGTATGGTCTCGGAAACGGTCTTGTTCGAGAAGAGCCTATTCAGCGAGAAGCTGATGACAATGGCTATGAGGAGGATGAGACTGCTGACGAAGAAGATGAGGACGATGAAATACGGGATGCTGCGGGTTATACAGAAACCGAAATAGGCCATATGTATGAACCTACTAGAGGGGATCCATATTTGATAGATGAGGAAGCGTTCAACAATGAGTGCGACCACTATGACAAGGAGACATTATTTTACTATAAGGTTGATGGCGTGCTTTGCGATGAGAACGAGGATATTGTCGATGATGTAGAAGGAACAGTTGGTGATGACGCCATACCGGCATTAGCCGACAGAATGACTGTATGGGTAAGGAACGAACCTCGGTCAATTGACTATGAGATTGTTTCTGCTAATAAGTCATATGCTGAGACTGTTGCTGGACTTATGGCTCCGCCAACGGTTCGGACGCCTCGAGAAATTTATGAAGAAAAACAGAAGAACAGGAGAGATTTGAATGACGAAGAATAAGTACCTTGGGTTTCTTTGCTCCATTGTTGGTAAGTCGCAGGACTATGGGCGACTGCTTGAGGAGCTTCACAAGATTCCTTTTTACCATATTATTCCAAACGATGACAATAGAGCTATGGATGGTGCAGAACTTAGGGATGCATTTTTAGATGAGGTGGGCCCTTCTGGGGCTCCCTTTTTGCCTGAATATCCTTGCTCCGTGCTTGAGATGATGATTGCTATGGCAAAGAGGCTGGAATTTGAGACTGCTCAGAGCAAATGGGAAAAATCCCCGGATGAGTGGTTTTGGATTTTGGTTGATAATCTCGGTTTTACAAGTTGCGATAATACGGCATTTATTCAGTGCCAGACAATTGGCGACTATGTAAGAAAATCTGTAAGAATTTTCCTAGAAAGAAGCTATGACAGCGATGGAAATGGCGGGTTATTTCCTCTAAAAAATCCACAAAAGGATCAGCGCAGGGTTGAAATTTGGTATCAGATGAATGCTTATGTTCTTGAAAATTACCCTATCTAATTTGCAAAAATATGTGGTTTTGTGACACTTTTGTGACGGTTTTTAAAAAGTGGTTTTTTGATCAATGACAAAAAAAGTGATTTTTGAGCATTTTGTGACAAAAAAGTGTCACATTGTGACGTTTTTAAAAAAAAGTGTAACACCGGAAACGCCTGCGGCTGTAGGGTTTTGAGGTTTTTGTGACACTTTTACACTTTTTTTGCTTAAGACTTTTCTAGAAAAAAAAAATATAAAAAAGTTTTGTAGAAAAAAAGTGTCACAACGTCACACAAAGCAAATACACTACAAATGAAAGGAGAACGCCCGTGGATTTTTATCGTATCGTCGAAGAACCAGGAAGAAACAATAGTATTAAGATATATCCTGATTTTAAGACATGTAGGTCAAAGGATTTGATGATCCGCGGGAGATCATTCTATGCTATTTGGGATAAAGAAAAAGAGATGTGGTCTACCGACGAATATGACGTACAAAGGTTTGTTGACCAGGATTTAGAGGAATACAAAAAAGAAAGAGAGAAAACACATACAGGATATATTGAAGTTAAAAGAATGATTAGCTTTTCCTCAAATATGTGGAAAAACTATCGTAACTTCATAAGAGAGATGTCTGATAATTCACATCAGTTGGATAATCATTTGACATTTGCCAATAGTGTTGTAAAAAAGACAGACTATGTTAGCCGGAGGTTGCCATATCCATTAGAAGAAAGTCCGATTGAAGCATATACAACTTTAATTGATACTCTATATGATCCTGAAGAAAAAGCAAAACTAGAATGGGCAGTTGGAGCCATAATTGCTGGTGATGCTAAAAATATTCAGAAGTTCATAGTTCTATATGGAGAAGCTGGTTCTGGTAAATCTACATTCTTAAACATTGTGCAAAAACTATTTGATGGATACTATACAGCATTTGAAGCAAAAGCTTTGACAAGTGCTAGTAACTCATTTTCAACAGAAGTATTTAAGAGTAATCCATTAGTAGCAATTCAACATGATGGTGATTTGTCAAGAATCGAAGACAACACTAAACTGAACTCTATTGTTTCTCATGAAGAAATGACAATGAATGAAAAGTACAAGCCGTCATACATGGCACGTTCAAATGCTTTTCTATTTATGGGAACAAACAAACCTGTCAAAATTACAGATGCTAAGTCTGGCATTATTCGTAGACTTATTGATGTAAGACCTAGCGGAAAAAAGGTCCCTAGCAAACAGTACCATATTCTTATGAATCAGATCGACTTTGAACTTGGAGGAATTGCCTGGCATTGCTTAGATGTATATAATCAAATGGGTAAAAACTATTACAATGGTTATCGCCCGCTTGAGATGATATTGCAAACAGACGTTTTCTTTAACTTTGTAGAAGCAAACTATTACATATTTAAGGAACAAGATGGCGTTACTCTTTCCCAAGCATATGACATTTATAAGGAGTATTGTGATGAAGCACTTGTAGACTTTAAATTGCCCAGACACAAATTTAGAGAAGAACTCAAGTCATATTTTGAGAAGTTTTCTGATGTTGCAAGGGTTAATGATAAGCAAGTGCGTAGTTACTATTCCGGATTTCTTACAAGTAAATTTATTACTAGAGAGGTTGCTAAGGAAGAACCACCATATTCTTTGGTTTTAGATTGTGATGAATCTGTTATTGATATAGATCTTGCAAACTGCCAAGCACAATATGCAACTAAGACTGAAGTTCCTGAAAAAAAATGGACTGATATATCCACTAAGCTATCTGATCTCGATACTCATAAGGTTCATTATGTAAGGCCTCCAAAAGAACATATTGTAATTGACTTTGATCTTAAGGATGCTGATGGAAAAAAATCCATGCAATTGAATCTTGATGCTGCTTCTAAGTGGCCTAGAACATATGCTGAATTTAGTAAGGGCGGATCTGGAATCCATCTACACTATATTTACGATGGTGATGTTACTAAGTTGAGTAGAGTATATTCGGATGGCATTGAAATTAAGGTCTTTACAGGTTCTTCTTCTTTAAGAAGAAAGCTGACAAAGTGCAACAATTCACCAGTTGCGACCATTAATAGTGGATTACCTTTGAAAGGAGAAAAAATGATTAATTTTGATACTGTTCAAAGCGAAAAGGGTTTGAGAACCATGATTGCTAAGAACTTAAAAAAAGAGATCCACCCAGCAACAAAGCCTAGTATCGATTTCATTTGGCAGATTCTTGAAGATGCATATACTTCTGGAATGAAATATGATGTAACAGATTTAAGACCGAGCATTTTGGTGTTTGCTAATAATTCCTCACATCAAGCAGATTATTGCACAAAGTTAGTAAACAAGATGCATTTTGCTTCGGAAGAAAGTAGCATATCTACAGAACAGTATGATAATGACTTCATATCTTTCTATGATGTAGAAGTATATCCTAACCTGTTTCTTATTGTTTGGAAAGCACAAGGACCTGACAAGCCACTAATAAAGATGTTCAATCCCTCACCAAAAGAAGTTGAAGATTTTCTTAAACTAAAATTGGTAGGCTTTAACTGTCGCAGGTATGATAACCATATTTGCTATGCTAGATACTTAGGCTATTCAAATGAGCAGTTGTTTAATCTTAGTCAAAAGATCATCAATAACAGTAGAAATTGTTTATTCGGAGAGGCCTATAACATATCCTATACAGATGTGTATGATTTCTCATCAAAGAAACAGAGTCTGAAAAAGTTTGAGATCGAGCTAGGAATTCATCACCAAGAGATGGGTATTCCATGGGATCAGCCTGTTCCTAAAGAACTTTGGGATAAAGTTGGCGATTATTGCGGAAACGATGTTATTGCAACAGAAGCCGTATTTGATGCCAGAAAGCAAGATTTCATAGCTAGACAGATGCTTGCGGATCTTAGTGGACTAACTCCTAATGATACTACGCAGATGCATACTGCTAGAATCATATTTGGTACAGACAAGAATCCTCAAGAGAAATTTGTTTACACCGATCTTAGTAAAGAATTTCCTGGATATAAGTACTCTGAGGGCATAAGCACTTATAGAGGCGAAGTTACAGGAGAAGGCGGGTATGTATATGCTGAGGCTGGAATGTATGTTGATGCTGCTATATTAGATGTTGCATCAATGCATCCACATAGTCTTATAGCATTGAATGCCTTTGGACCATATACTAAAAACTTTAAGGATCTTGTTGATGCTCGTATTGCTATAAAGCATAAGGATTATGACAGTGCCAAAAAGATGCTTAATGGCATATTAGCAAAGTATCTTACAAGCGATGATGATTCAAAAGCGCTGGCTTATGCACTTAAGATCATTATTAACATTGTGTATGGTCTCACTTCTGCCAAGTTTGACAACAAATTTAAAGACCCAAGAAATGTTGATAACATTGTTGCTAAACGTGGCGCTCTCTTTATGATAGATCTAAAACATGCTGTTCAGGAAAAAGGATTTTCAGTTGCTCATATTAAGACGGACTCCATTAAGATTCCAAACGCTACACCTGAAATAATTGATTTTGTGTGTGAGTTTGGAAAGAAGTATGGGTATACGTTTGAGCATGAGGGAACATATTCAAAGATGTGCTTGGTAAATGATGCTGTATATATTGCTAAAGAAGAAAATGGCGAATGGACAGCAACCGGCGCACAATTTGCGCATCCATATGTCTTTAAGACATTATTTTCTAAAGAAAAGATCGAGTTTAATGATTTACCAGAAACAAAGGCTGTAACTTCATACTTATATTTGGATCTTAATGAAGATCTTCCAGATGTCAGTGATCTTGAAAAAGAATTAGAAAAGTTAAACAAAGCGGTTTTAATTGAAAGCACAGCAAGGGAATCGATTGAACAGCGAAGACTTATTTTAGAAAAAGAAATTGAGAAAGGTCATAATTATCATTTTGTTGGTAAGGTTGGTTCTTTCTGTCCTGTTGTTTCTGGAAATGGTGGTGGTGTTCTTCTTAGAGCACAAAATGATAGATACTATGCTGCTACAGGAACAAAAGGATATCGATGGCTTGAAGCAGAGGTTATTAAGGAACTAGGAAAAGAAGATGAAATAGACTTCTCATATTACAATTCCTTAGTTGATGATGCTGTTAAGAACATTTCTCAGTATGGCGATTTTGAATGGTTTGTAACAGATGATGCTATTCCCGAAACAGAACCGCCAATAGGCTTCAATGATATTCCGCCTTGGTATGCTCCTTGTGGAATGGATATTGATTGCAAAGAATGCCAAAAGTTTAAGGATACGCCGTCTGGAGCAGTTTGCACAAAAGGACATGACATTTCGTCATATAAGTAAAGGAGATAAGTACCATGGTTAACAAGAATATTACAATTGAGAATGCTCGTATTGGTTTTCGTAATTTTGCAGGAAAAGGATCAGCATATAATGCTGTCGGAAGAAGAAACTTCTGTGTATTTCTTGAAAGGGAGTTAGCCGATGCTCTTAAAGAAGATGGATGGAATGTTCGTTGGCTAAAGCCAAGAGATGAGAATGAAGAAGATCAGGGATATTTGCAGGTATCTGTTGCTTTTGAAAATGTTCCTCCAAAAATTATGATGATCAGCGGAAAAGGTAAGACAATGCTTGATGAAGAGAATGTTGGCATTCTTGATTGGGCAGAAATCAAGTGTGTTGATCTTATTATCAATCCTTATAATTGGGTTATTCAGGAAGGAACAAGAAATGAGAAGCGTGGTATAAAGGCATATCTGAAATCAATGTATGTCACGCTTAATGAAGATGAATTTGAGTCAAAGTATTATGATATTCCCATGGAAAACAATGACTCACTTGGAAATTGATCTTTATAAGCATCAACAAGATGCAATAGACAAGCTTAGATCCGGCTCCATTTTAGTAGGTGGGGTCGGGTCTGGCAAGTCTAGAACAGCCCTAGCATATTTCTATAAGGTTGAATGCAATGGTGTAATAAAAACTGAATCTAAAAACGAATTCTTAAAAATGAAGTCGCCAAAAGATTTGTATATAATCACAACTGCAAGAAAACGAGATACTCTGGAATGGGAAAAAGAGTGTATTCCTTTTCTTCTATCAACTAAAGAAAAAAACATAGGTAATGTTCGGGTTGTAATTGACTCTTGGAATAATATTCATAAGTATTCGCAAGTAAAACAGTCATTCTTTATTTTTGATGAACAGCGACTTGTTGGTAATGGCGTTTGGGTAAAGTCATTTCTAAAAATTACAAAAAGTAATAATTGGATTCTTTTAAGTGCAACACCTGGCGATACATGGATGGATTATGTTCCTGTATTTATAGCCAATGGCTGGTACAAAAATCGAACTGAATTTATTAGGCGCCATGTTGTATATAACCAACATACAAAATTTCCAAAAATTGATCGTTATGTTGAAGTACATAGGTTAGTTAAATTAAGAGACGCTGTTATTGTGCAGATGCATTATCAGCGTAAAACGAATACTCATGATAAGGAGGTAATAGTATCTTTTGATAGAGACTTGTATAACACAGCTATTACAAAAAGATGGCATGTATATAATCAATGTCCTGTCAAAGATATTGGTGAATTGTGTTATGTTCTTCGTAAAATTGTTAACAGTGATCCTAGTCGCTTAGAAGCAATTAAAGGACTTAGCAAACAACATGAAAAATTAATCGTATTTTACAATTTCAATTATGAAAGGGATATGCTTTTAGAATTAGGTTCTGCTCTGTCCATACCAACTGCGCAATGGAATGGCCATAAACATGAACCAATACCTAGCACGGATACTTGGCTATATATTGTACAGTATGCTGCTGGTGCTGAAGGATGGAATTGTATACAAACAAATGCGATTGCATTCTTTTCTCAAAATTATTCATATAAAGCTACTATACAAGCAGCAGGAAGAATAGACAGACTTAACACTCCTTTCGAAGATTTATATTACTATTACCTAAAGTCACATTCTACAATAGACCTAGCTATAAAGAAGGCGCTAAATGGAAAAAAATCATTTAATGAAAAAGCATTTATTAAGTAAAATTACTCTCGCACAAAAAACAGCTCCTCTAATAGAAGAGAAGACAAAAACGGTCATCTCTTTATTTTTTGGATAGAAGGAGGAACCTATGAGAGAGAGTAAATTTCAGTCTAATCTTATACGGGAATTGGAAGAAATGTTTCCTGGTTGTATTATATTAAAAAATGATGCCAACTATTTACAGGGCTTTCCAGATCTTACAATTCTCTATCAAAAATCATGGGCTCTTCTTGAATGCAAAAGGAGCTTAAATGAACCATTTCGACCTAATCAAGAATATTATCTTGGTATGTGTGATGAAATGTCTTTTGCATCTATGATATGTCCAGAAAATAAAGAGGCGGTATTATATGAACTTCAATTTGCATTCACGCCTAGAAGGGCAACACGCATTTCTAAGCGCAAGTAAATATCATTGGATTAATTATGATGAAGAAAAATTAGTTTCGACTTTTACAAAATTTCAAGCTGTTCAAAGAGGAACAGAACTTCATGAACTCGCATCTAAGCTTATTCGACTTGGTGTTAAACTTCCAAAAACAAACAAGACGTTTAATCTATATGTCAATGATGCTATTGGATTTAAGATGGAACCTGAACAGGTTTTATATTATTCTGATAATTGTTTTGGAACAGCCGATACCATTTCTTTTAGACAAAGCAAATTGCGAATACATGATCTAAAAAGTGGCGAAACTCCGGCTTCTGTAAAACAATTGATGGTATACAATGCACTTTTCTGTTTAGAGTATAAAATCAAGCCATCTGAAATTGAAACAGAATTGCGTTTATATCAATCAGATGAAGTATTAGTTCATGTTCCTGAAAATGATGATATTCTTGATATCATGGATAAGATTATATTGTTTGATAAAAAAATCGAAGAATTGAAATCAGGGGGCTATTTCCATGGATGATGAATTAAAACACTATGGTACACCGAGACGCTCTGGTAGATATCCATGGGGTTCAGGTAAAGATTCATATAAAAGAGCAAATGATTGGCGACGGCACATTAAGCAGCTCAAGGATGAAGGAATGAGTGATAATGAAATTGCTGAATATGAGGGTATTAAAACTACTCAACTAAGAGCACGAATGTCACTTACAAAAAATGATCAATGGAATGGTGATAGAAATCGTGCCATTAATCTAAAGGATAAAGGATATTCTAATGTTGAGATTGGCCGCCTTATGGGTAAAAATGAATCATCAATTAGAAATCTGTTAAATCCTGTATTAGCTGAAAGAGCAGAGGTTGCCACCACGACAGCTAATGTTTTGAAAGAGAATGTTGATGCAAAACGTTATATTGATGTTGGCACTGGAATTGAGAATACTATGGGTGTTAGACGTACACAATTAAATAATGCCATAGCTATTTTACAAGAAAAAGGTTATAAACTTCATATTGTAAATGTTCCACAAGTAGGAAGTCCTGGTCAGTTTACCATTTTTAAAGTATTAGGTGCTCCTGATACAGAATGGAAAGAATTGGCTAAAGACCCTAGTCTTATTCAGTTTGTTAATAGTAAATCTGAAGATTATGGAAGAACATTTACTTCAGATCTAGGCCTAAAGCCAATTCAACATCTTAATCCAGACCGTGTTAAAGTTAGATATTCTGAAGAAGGCGGTGGTGACAGAGATGGAGTCATTGAATTAAGAAGAGGCGTTGAAGATTTAAATTTAGGCAATGCCAAATATGCACAAGTTCGTATTGGTGTAAATGGAACTCATTTCTTAAAAGGAATGGCTGTATACAGTGATAAAATTCCAGAAGGCTATGATGTTGTATTTAATACAAATAAGCATGACACTGGAAACAAACTTGATGCAATGAAAAAATTAAAGGCAAATCCTGATAATCCCTTTGGCGCAACGATCAAAAGAGATGTTAATGAATTTGGTGAAATGGTATCAGTGCAAAGAGGTGCATTAAATGTTGTAAATGAGGAAGGCGATTGGTCCAAGTGGTCAAAAAACATATCCTCACAGGTACTCTCTAAGCAAACAGTTCCCCTTGCTAAGACACAACTAGGTCTTTCATATAGTCAGAAGAAAGAAGAATATGATGAAATCATGTCTTTAACAAATCCTGTTGTTAAGAAGAAACTCCTAATGTCTTTTGCAGATGATTGTGATTCTTCTTCTGTTCATTTAAAGGCTGCAGGATTACCTAGACAGGCTAACAAAATAATTCTTCCAGTTCCTGATTTGAAAGAAGACCAAGTTTATGCTCCATCATTTAATAATGGAGAGACTGTTGTTCTTATTCGTCATCCTCATGGTGGAACCTTTGAAATTCCTCAATTAACCGTAAATAACAATTCCAAATCTGCCAAAGCAATTATGGAAAACGCAGAAGATGCTATTGGTATACACCCAAACGTTGCCAAAAAGTTATCTGGTGCTGATTTTGATGGTGATACTGTTATCATAATTCCAAACAATAAGGGTTTAATAAAAACCTCTTCCTCTTCATCATTTAAGGCATTAAGGGATTTTGATCCTATTGAAAAATATAAGCCTTATGATGGAATGGTCACAATTGATGGCGGAGTATATAATGCAAAAACCAGAGAAGTCGATTATGGAGATAAGAAACCAAATTCCAAGCTAAAGCAAACAAAAATGGGTGAGGTTTCAAATCTTATTACAGATATGACAATAAAGGGAGCGAATCCTGATGAAATTGTTAGAGCTGTTAAACATTCCATGGTTGTTATTGATTCCGAAAAACATCATCTAGATTATAAACAGTCTGCCATAGAAAATGGAATTGCTCAATTAAGTGAAAAATATCAAAATGGAAAACGTGGTGGCGCTTCAACTCTTATTTCTAGGGCTTCTTCAGAATATAGAGTAGACGAGAGAAAGCCTAGAAGTGCTGCTGATGGTGGTCCTATAGATCCGCTTACAGGAAAGAAAGTATATACAAATACAGGAGAGCAATACTATAATAAGAAAGGGAAATTAGTAGTAAAAAAGACCCTTACTACAAAAATGGCAGAAGTAGATGATGCTAGAACCTTATCTTCTGGTAGAGCTATAGAAAATGTATATGCTGACTATGCTAATAATCTTAAAAATATGGCTAATGAAGCAAGAAAAAATGCATTAAAAATAATTCCTGATCCTAAGAACCCATCTGCTACTAAAGTATATTCCAAAGAGGTTGAGGATCTTGAACGTAAACTTCGTTTAGCAAATATGAATAGACCCCTAGAAAGGAAGGCTCAGGTCTTAGCAAATAGTGTCATTGCTAGACAGAAAGAATCCAATCCTAACATGGATAAAGATGAACTTAAAAAGATTAAGAATCAGGCTATGGCACAGGCTCGTACTAAGGTAGGGGCTAAGAAACCCTTTATAGAGATCACTGATAATGAATGGACAGCTATACAAGCAGGTGCAATTAGCCCATCTAAACTATCAGAGATCATACAGAATGCTGATCTAGACCGTGTTAAAGCTCTTGCTACACCTAGAACTAAACTAAGCATGACAACTGCTAAAGTTTCTCAGGCTCGTAACTACATTAACAATGGCTATACATTAGCGGAAGTTGCTGAACAATTAGGTGTCTCTACAGCAACGTTGTCGTCAGCTTTAAAAGAGTGAAAGGAGAGCACATGTCATCAGTAATGTTAACAACTGTAGACAATCCATACAATCCGCTTACTGACTTTGATGATTGGCAAGCTTACGATGAAGCTAAAGGCTACTACACTTGTGCTTACTTAGCAAGAATCGTTAAGACAAGCGATGAATTGTCAGAAGAAGACGAGGCTTATGCTATTGAACAAGCAATTGATGAGATTGTTAAGCTAAATATCTTAGGAATTTACAAAAAAATTGAAGGATAGGGGTAAGGGGGATCTAGTAAAAAAGACCCCCCCTCCCATATCGCCTGCCTCCTAAAAAATCCTCCGGGGGTATATTTTAGGGGAGCTTTCCCATATTTTAAGGAAGAAATTACTATGCTTTATCGCTATAGTTAGACAGGGGCCAAATAGTTTCCAGTAACTCTCAGGTGTGGTGAGCCTGGGCTCCTTTCAAAAGCTATTTGTCCTCTGTCTAACTATAGTAAAAGTGTAGTAAAAGTATTGAAGAAGGAGGTCTTTACTATCAAACCTAAAGACGATTCACCACAAAACTCAGCAAGAAGAAGACCTCCCGCGACAACACCAGAGGGTCGGGAGAATCAAATGATAGCTGCCGCTATTGATTTAGCTGAAAAGCAGATACGCAATGGCACCGCTAGTTCTCAAGTAATAACTCATTTCCTAAAACTAGGTTCAACAAAGGAACGTTTAGAAAAGGAAATACTTGAACAGCAGAAAGAATTGATAAAAGCCAAAACAGAATCTATTCAATCTGCGCAACGGGTGGAAGAATTGTATACTAATGCGCTCAATGCCATGCGAAGCTACAGTGGAAATAGGAGCAACGATGATGGTTAGTTTAGTAGACTTAGAAAAACCACCATTAAATGAACTTTGTCATTTTGGAATACCCGGTATGCGATGGGGACACCATAAACCAGAGGAATCTACCAGTGTCAAAAATGCAAGAGCAAAACTTGAATTAGCCAAAGCAAACGAAAAAGCAAAAGTGCATGCTTATTACAAGAAGACTGGTTATGGACTTATTCCTGATTATGGTGCGCAAGAGAGAGTTCGCATTGCTGGTAATAAGACAAAGTTTGCAAAGGAAGATTTGGTTAGCGCTAAGATTCTCGATAAAGTTAATAGCAAACCTAAATCAAAAACGCAACTTAAACTTGAAGAGAAGTATAAAGGTGAGGGTTATAATGCTGATGAGTCTGCTGTAATGGCATATAAAAATATTCGTACTAGAAAAATTGTGGCAGTTGCTGCCGGTGTTACATTGGCTGCTGCTGCTGGATATGCTGGTTATAAGATTCATGACGCTAATACAGACAAACTTATAAAAGCCGGAACAACCCTTCAGCATCTTACACCTGATCAAACCAAACCTATTTTTGATGGCTTCTATTCAACTGAAAACGCTGCAGATAAATCTAGATACAAGGGTTTCTTTGTGGACCATCTTCGAAATAGAGAAGGCAAAACTGATCTTCCAGTTTATAACAAATCTATTAGTGTTCTGACAGATATAAAGCAGGCATCTTATAAAAATGCCAAATCGACATTTGAGGAACTTAGAAAAAACGATCCGGAATTTGCTAAACTTGCAAAGAAAAAAATAGGTGAATACGCAATGACATATCCAACAAAAATGACATCGGATTATGACCTATTTAATTTGGCTATTGTGGATTCTTCACCTGAGATGAAGACGGCATCAAAAAAATTTTATGAAGCGCTTTCTTCTAAAGGATATAATGCGATTAGAGATCTAAATGATTCTAAGTTAAATGGTGTTCATGCTAAAAACCCATTAATTACTTTTGCAACTAGCGGAAAAATAAAAGAGATAAGCGTAGAAGCATTAACTGATAATGAAGTAAATACTGCTCGAAAGAAGTTAATGACATCAAATACCGTAAAAGCTTTGGCTAAAACTGGTGCTGAAGTTACAACTTTATTACTAGGAACGAAAGTGGCAAAAACCTCTTCTGATAATGCAAAACAGCGAATGGTTATTCAAGAATATCGAGAAGAACATCCAGATACAAAATTAACTAATACTCAGATCATACGCAACATGTAATTGTGAGAGGCCTATTATATGATAAAAACTTATAGTGAAATGCGAACTTTAAGCAGTTTTGAAGATCGTTATGAGTATTTAAAACTTGGCGGAATTGTTGGGCAGGCAACCTTTGGGTTTGATAGATATATAAATCAGATTCTATATAATTCTGGTCCTTGGCGAAATCTTAGAGATGAGATCATAGTTCGAGATAATGCTTGTGATCTTGGAATTGAAGGACACGACCTATATGGAGGTATAATTGTCCATCATATTGTTCCCATAACTATAGAGGATATCGAGAATGGAAACGATTGCGTATACGATCCAAATAATCTAATATGTACAAGTTTAAATACTCATAATGCAATTCATTATGGCGATTCTTCTCTACTAATCCAACTTCCAAAATCTAGATCGAAAGGAGATACTACTTTGTGGAAAGTATATTAACTTCCATCAAAAAACTTCTAGGAATAGAGGAGTCATTTACAAATTTTGATACAGATATTATTATCAGTATTAATTCAGCACTTATGTCGGTACAGCAAATTGGAATAGGTCCGTCAAATGGCTTTTCTATTACATCTTCAAAAGAGATATGGAAAGATCTTCTTGGTGATCGTAAAGATTTGGATGCTGTAAAAACCTACATCTATTTAAAAACACGGTTAGTCTTTGATCCACCACAGAATAGTTTTTTAGTTGACTCTATAAAGAACCAACTTACAGAACTAGAAGTTCGACTTAATATTCAGGCGGAAGGAGGCCCATGGTAATGGCTGATAAAACAAAAAGCATAAAGAGTTCTAGCGACAAAGAACTGGATGAACTTCTTGTGCGATTAAGAAAAGAGAATGAGGCCCAGGATTTAATTAGAAACATTAAGATCAAGGCTCTTCCTACAAATCAAAATGGTGGATGCCCGGACTATTCGCTATATGAGGGCGTTAGCACTGAGGCCCCTATTGAAGATCTATATCACTTTGGTATTCCTGGAATGAAATGGGGGGTTCGTAGAAGTGAAGCCTCTTTGCATTCTGGAAGAAAATCTAATAAGAAAGATGTCTCAGATGATTATAAAACTTCGAGAACTCTTAAGGCTAAAGGTGCAAAGCACTTATCCAATAAAGAACTTAAAGATTTAACAACTAGAATGCAACTTGAAAGAAATCTAAGAGATCTTAAATCAAGTGATTATCAAAAAGGTCTGGATTTTGTTAAGACTGCGACAGCAATCGGTACCACATTAGCTACTGCCTATGCTCTTACTCAGACGCCACTCTTTAAAGATGTAACTAAAGTTGTAAAGAAGGGAAGCTAAATGGGTCTTTCAAACACGGCAGTACCAAAATATTATGGCCTTTTTAGAGAGGAGGTCCTACGTGGTAACATCCCTGTTTGTAACGAAGTTTCTATGGAGATGAATCGCATAGACGGCCTTATCGCTAATCGTAGTATATATTATGATGAGGATGCCGTTGAAGGATTCATAGAATACTGTGAACAGGAACTTACACTTACTGATGGCGCCGATTTAATATTACTTGATACTTTTAAATTATGGGCAGAACAGATATTTGGTTGGTGGTATTTCGTTCAAAGAAGTATATATGAACCAAAACCCGATGGGCATGGTGGTCATTATGTGAACAAAATGATTAAGAAACGTTTAATTAATAAGCAGTATCTTATCGTTGGAAGAGGTGCTGCCAAATCTATGTATGCGTCATGTATACAGAATTATTTTTTAAACGTTGATACATCAACCACGCATCAGATTGCTACTGCTCCAACAATGCGACAGGCAGATGAGGTTATGTCTCCTATAAGGACTTCTATAACCAGAGCTCGTGGGCCATTGTATAAATTTTTGACAGACGGTTCGCTTCAAAACACGACCGGATCCAGAGCAAATCGAGTTAAATTAGCATCTACCAAGAAAGGAATTGAAAACTTTTTAACTGGATCTATTTTAGAAGTACGTCCAATGAGTATCGATAAATTACAGGGCCTCCGTCCGAAGATTTCATCAGTTGATGAGTGGCTATCCGGTGATATTCGAGAAGATGTTGTTGGCGCAATAGAACAGGGAGCATCAAAACTCCAAGATTATCTTATAATTGCCATTAGTTCAGAAGGAACCGTTCGCAATGGTTCTGGTGATACTATTAAAATGGAATTAATGAATATTCTTAAAGGAGAGTATGTTAATCCGCATGTTTCTATTTGGTACTATCGATTAGATAATGTCAATGAGGTTAATGATCCGGCAATGTGGGTAAAGGCAAATCCAAATATTGGAAAAACCGTTTCCTATGAAGCTTATCAGTTAGATGTAGAACGTGCAGAAAATGCACCGGCAACTAGAAATGACATATTAGCAAAAAGATTCGGAATACCGCGAGAGGGTTACACATATTTCTTTACTTATGAAGAAACTCTTCCGCATCGTAAAAGAGATTTTTGGAGTATGTCATGTGCCCTTGGTGCAGACTTATCTCAGGGAGATGACTTCTGCGCATTTACATTCTTATTTCCTTTACCTGGTGGTAAGTTTGGTATTAAAACTCGATGCTATATTTCCTCTCTTACTTTAATGAAACTTCCAGGAGCGATGCGTATTAAATACGATCAATTTCTTGAGGAAGGATCATTAATGGTCATAGATTGCACCGTTCTTGACATGATGGATGTCTATGATGATCTAGATAAGTATATTATCGATAATCAGTATAATGTAGAATGCTTTGGCTTTGACCCATATAACGCTAAAGAATTTGTAACACGTTGGAAAACTGAGAATGGTGACTTCGGAATTGAAAAAGTAATTCAGGGAGTTAAAACCGAATCGGTTCCTCTTGGTGAATTAAAAACATTATCTGAAGAGCGTATGCTTATATTTGATCAAGAACTAATGTCATTTGCTATGGGTAATGCCATAACTCTTGAGGACACTAATGGTGGAAGAAAACTCTTAAAGAAGCGTTATGATCAAAAGATCGATAGTGTTTCAGCAATGATGGATGCCTGGGTTGCATATAAACTGAATAAGGAGGCATTTGAATAGTGGAACCGCCAGAAATATTCCTATCACACTTCGGTATATTAGGAATGAAATGGGGTGTTAGAAGAGAAAGAGGCCCAACACAAAAGCTTAATGTAAGGACGTCGGGAATAACCATTAATTCTGATGGTTCTATGCTTATTGAGAAGGGCGCTAAATTACAGAGATTAGTGAGAAAAGATGGGTCGTCTATGCCATTAAAGGATATTACCTATGCCTCTTTAACTGAATATGATAATGCGAAATACATTAAGTATATAGGTGGAAAGGGCTTTTTTGGTGGTGGTAGAGATACCGTTTTACAATTAACTGCTAAAACTAGAATAAAAGCTCCAAGTGAAAAAGAAGCAACCAAAATTGTATCTGATATGTTCATTAAGGATAAAAATTTTAGAAATATTTTTACAACTGTTGTTGGGAGTAAGATTTCGCAAAAAGAACTTAATGATATTATAAAAGAGCCAACTGGTAAAACAGCCAAGGCTTGGTATACTCTAGTAAACACCTCATTAACCTTTAGTAAAGACTTTGACTCAAGTGCCCCCTATGTACAAAAAGCATTTAGAGAAGCCTTCTCAAAAAAAGGATTTAATGCCATTAGAGATGAAAATGATTTTCAGGCTGGAGTATCAAAATCTCCTATAATCATTTTCTCTCCAGAAAAGTCTCTTAAAGTTACAAAGGTTTCTGATATTACAGACGATCTAAGAATTGCATCAAAAGAGACGCTAAAAGCATATAAAGATCTTGGAAAAGATTGGGTTGAGAAACAGTTATATACAAAATAAAAAGGAGGGTAAAGTATTATGGATCAACCAGAAAAATTTCTATCTCACTTTGGTGTCCCAGGAATGAAGTGGGGGCGTCGTGCGGCTGCACGGTATGACAAGAAGATTGGCAGAGCCATGAAAAAAGCAGAAAAGTTTGATGCTAAGGGAAACAAAACAGCTGCTAATAGGCATAGGGATGCCGCTTCCCTTTACAAGAATCGCAAGCAGAATGTTAAGCGAGTTGCCAAAATAGGAGAATCTGTTCGAAAGGGTACGACCTTTGTTGATAAACTTCTTGGAACAGACAAGAATCTAATGACAATGAGATTGTCTAAAGGCAAGTATACTTCTGGTGAAATTGCAGTTGCTAATATTCTTAATGGCTCTAGTGCTACAATGAACTCTAGAATCAGAGAAACCATTGTCAATGGATAAATAATGAAGGAGAGTATACGATGAATAAACTTACGACTGCAGAAAAGCAACTTATTAACAATCTTACAATGGTCCATGATCCTGATGTAAAACTTGGTGATAAGATTGATGAAATTATCTCTCTTACTGGTGAGTCTGGAACCCCGGTAAATGCTGTAAACGCATCCATGATTCTTAATGTAACGGGCGTGGTTAAGGATGGCGAAACGGTATCGATTGGCACAGATAAGTATGAGTTTATGACAGATGCTGCCCAGACAAAAACAGTGCCAACTAATATTGCTGTTGATATTTCAGCTTCTGCTACAAAGGCTACTGGGACTCTTACAATGGATACTCAGCCTACTCCTGGTGATACAGTCACTATCGGTGATAAGACCTACATCTTTGTTCCGGTCGGTACCGATAATGCTGAAGGAGAAGTATCAATTGGCGCAGATCTTGCTGAAGCACAGGCAAATCTAGTTATGGCTATCGTTGGTAATAACAGCAAGGTGCATATTGCTGACTTCATAGAGAATGCAGCAGTTATTACTGCTCTAATTGGCGGCACTATTGGCAATAGTATTCCTACCACAGAGACTTTTACAGCTGGAACAAATGTGTTTGCTGCAACAACCCTCCTCACAGGAGCAGATTGCTCTGCGGCTAATGCTATTACAGCGCTCGTAGTTGCCATTACAGCGCATGATACACAGGGTGTTGGAGCAACTGATGGCGATGGTGATACAGTTGTTCTTACGGCGGACGTTGCTGGTGAATCGGCAAATGATATTCTCCTTGCAGAAACTCTGGCCAATGGTGCTTTTGAAGGAGCAGCAATTAACCTTGCTGGTGGTATTGATGGCACTGTCGCTGTTGGAACAAAGTTTCTTATGGATGCTACATATCTCTATGTATGTCTTGCTGGAAATACTGTTTCGCAAAAGAATTGGCGTAGAATTCAGCTTGGTTCTGCCTATTAAAATCTATCTTTAAATAGATAATGAAAGGAGTACCAAATGCCATCTATGATTGGTTCAAGGCTACGGAATGCCTGGAATGCGTTTAGGAGTAGAGATCCTACGCAAGTTCTAAACCGAACTACTATAGGAGAAGGGTCTTACACCAGGCAGGACCGAGTTAGAATGTTTTGCACAAGTGAACGTTCTACTATAGTTTCCGTTTATAATCGAATCGCTTTGGATGTTGCATCAGTGAATATTAGACATGTCCGTTTAGATCAAAATGGGAGGTTCTCAGAAGAGATTGTTTCCGGACTTAATAATATTCTATCCCAAGAGGCAAATACGGATCAGACAAGTCGTGCTTTTATACAAGATATTGTAATGTCTATGTTTGATGAAGGTGCGGTAGCCGTAATTCCAACTGATACTGATGTTGATCCTACAGATACCTCAGCCTTTGAGATCTTATCAATGCGTACTGGAAAAATTATAGAATGGTTTCCACAGCATGTAAAGGTAAGAGTCTACAATGAAGAAACTGGAAAAAGAGAGGATCTTATTCTTAAAAAAAGCCAGATTGCTATCATTGAAAATCCACTATATTCTGTTATGAATGAGCCTAATAGTACACTAAAAAGACTCATTCGAAAGCTAGCAATCCTCGACGCTATCGATGAACAAAGTGGCGCAGGAAAGTTAGATCTAATTATTCAATTGCCATATGTTATTAAGACTGAGGCTCGTAAACAGCAGGCTGAAGATAGACGGAAGGATATTGAGGTTCAATTATCTGGATCAAAATATGGTATTGCTTATACTGATGGAACTGAGCGCATTACACAGTTAAATCGTCCTGCCGAAAATAATCTTATGACACAGATTACGTACCTAACGAGTATGCTATATAGCCAGTTAGGGTTGACAGAGGAAGTGTTCACAGGAAAAGCGGACGAAACGGTAATGTTAAATTACATTAATCGAACGGTTACTGTAATACTCAATGCCATAATAGATGAGTTCAAAAGAAAGTTTTTATCCAAAACGGCAAGAACTCAAAAGCAATCCATTATGTATTTTAGAGATGCCTTTGGCCTAGTACCAGCATCACAACTTGCTACAATTATGGATATTTATACTCGTAATGAGATTCTATCCTCAAATGAAGCAAGAGCGAATTTGGGTTATCGTCCCTCTGATGATCCTAAGGCTGATAAACTTGTTAACAAGAATATCGCGCCAACAAATGCTGTTCCTACTAGCATGGACACGGAAATGGATCCGGCTCTAGAAGATCCAACCATACAAGTTAACCAAAATCTTCCACTACTTTCAGAGTTATAATTAAAGAAGGAGCGTAATAAAATGACTAAAACAAAGTACGATTTTAGTGGTTATGCTACTAAAAATGGTATTAAATGCACTGATGGACGAACAATCCTAAAAGACGCATTTAAACACCAGGATGGCGCAACAGTACCACTTGTCTGGCAGCATCTCCATAATGACCCAGATAATATTCTCGGTCATGCGGTTCTTGAAAATCGCGAAGATGGCGTATATTGCTATGGTGTATTCAATGAAGGTCCGACAGCACAGCAGGCCAAAGAACTTGTAGCTCATGGTGATATCACATCTCTTTCGATTTATGCTAACCAGCTCCAGGAGCAGGCTAAAAAGGTCATGCATGGAGCAATTAGAGAAGTTAGTCTGGTTCTTGCCGGTGCCAATTCTGGTGCAAGAATTGAAAATATCAACTTTGCACACAGTGATGGGTCCTGTACAGAAGATGATACAGAAGTGATCATCTATACTGATTCTGAACTTTGCCATGCCAATGCTGCTGGTGCAGAAGAGGAAGATGAGCGTACCATTGCCGACGTATTTGAAACACTTGATGATGATCAGAAGAAAGCTGTGTATTTTCTTATTGATCAGGCAATTAGTGGAGAAACTGGTGCAGCAGAACATGCTGATAAAACTCCGGCAAAAACCTCATCCGAAGATCCGACTGTCGAAGAAATTTTCAATACCATGACCGAAGAACAGAAGAAAGTCGTATACTATCTTATCGGAGCTGCTATGGATGGCGCCGGAGAAGAAGATACAGAAGCAGCACATTCAGATTTAGAAGGAGAGAATAATATGAAGAAAAATGTTTTTGACCAGACCACGGAAAACACGTCCTCCAGCGTCCTTTCTCATGACCAGCTCATGGAAATCGTTACCGATGCAAAGAAGTATGGTTCTCTGAAAGAGAGCTTTATTGCTCATGCTGAAGATTATGGTTTTAATCCGATCGATGTCCTTTTCCCGGATGCCAGGGATGTAAACCCCAATGGACCGGTTACCATTGCTCGTGATACCACATGGGTCGATGATGTTCTTGGAAGCACAACACATACCCCCTTTGCTCGCATTCGTACTCGCTTTGCTGATATTACGGCCGAAGAGGCAAGAGCTAAGGGTTATGTTACGGGTGCTTTGAAGAAGGAAGAAGTTATCTCCCTTATGAAGCGTGTTACGACGCCGACTACTGTCTATAAGAAGCAGAAGCTTGACCGCGATGATATGATCGATATCACGGATTTTGATGTTGTTGTCTGGCTCAAGAATGAGATGCGTGGCATGCTAAATGAGGAACTTGCTCGTGCAATTCTTATCGGTGATGGTCGTAGCGTTGCTAGTGAGGACAAGATCAATGAGGGCAATATCCGTCCTATCGCTATGGATGATGGCGCCGTATTCGTGCATCGTATCCAGGTCGCCCATGATGAGACAACCGACAACATCATCGACGAGTTCGTTCGTGCTCGTACATATTATAAGGGTTCTGGCGTTCCGGCACTCTATATCGGCACGGATCTTCTCACAGAAATGCTGCTGCTCAAGGACCAGTTTGGCCATCGTCTCTATAAGACGGTTCAGGAGCTTGCTTCCGTTCTTCGTGTTAACAAGATTGTTGAGGTTGAGCCGATGAATGGCGCTACACGTACTGTTGGCGAGAACTCTTATGAGATCCTTGGTATTGTTGTCAATCTCAAGGACTACACGATTGGCGCCGATAAGGGTGGCCAGGTTGCCATGTTCGATGATTTTGATATCGACTACAACCAGTACAAGTATCTTATCGAGACTCGTGCTTCTGGAGCTCTGACAATGCCGAAGTCCGCTCTTATCATCGAGAGACTCCCTGAAGCTCAGGCCTGATGATAAAATCTCCAAAATGGGGGAATAAACATGGCTAAGTTTTTTGGCGCAATTGGATATTGCGAAACCAAAGAAACTTCTCCCGGTGTTTGGACTGAGGTTATCACAGAGCATACTTACTCTGGTGACATTGTTAGGAATATGAGTAGAATTCGTGAAGGCCAAAATGCTAATCCTGATATCACACTCGATAATCAAATTAGTATACTTGCTGATGAGTTCGCTTATACAAACTTTCAGTCAATGCGATACGTTAAGTGGATGGGGACCTCTTGGAAAATTACTTCGGTGGATGTCCAGAGGCCCCGTCTTCTCCTATCATTAGGGGGTGTTCATAATGGCTGATAGAAGATTAGCTTTGCATGATATTCTTATATCAGTATTAGGTTCACATAACGTGTATTTTCAACCACCAGCCAGTAAATCTATGTCATATCCTTGCATAGTTTACAATCGGGAAAAGATCGAAGCAAAATATGCTAATAATTCTATTTATAATTTTAAAGTTAGGTACTCCCTAACTTTAATCGATCCAAATCCAGATAGCATTATAAATGAAAAAATTCTAAAGCTTCCGCTTTGTTCATTTGATCGTCATTATGCTTCTGATAATTTGAATCATGATGTATACAATATTTATTATTAAAGGAGGAAATCTCAATGACTAAACTTACATGGGATGATACCGGAAAAAGACTCTATGAGACAGGTGTAAAAAAGGGCGTCCTCTATCCGCAGAATTCGAGCGGACTTTATCCTAAGGGCGTTGCTTGGAATGGTCTTACGGCTGTTACTGAGAGCCCTAGTGGTGCAGAAGCCTCTCCTCTCTATGCCGATGATATCAAATATCTGAATCTTATCTCGGCAGAGGAGTTCGGTGCTACTATCGAGGCTTATACTTATCCTGATGAATTTGCAGAGTGCGATGGCACGGCATCTATTGCTACAGGTGTAACTATTGGCCAACAGAAGCGTAAGGCCTTTGGCGCCGCATATGTTACAACTCTTGGCAATGATATTGACGCCAATGACTATGGCTATAAGCTTCATATTCTCTATGGTGCTATTGCTGCTCCCTCTGAGAAGGCTTATGCTACTATTAATGATAGTCCCGAAGCCATCACATTCTCCTGGGAAGTCACGACAACCCCTGTTGCAATTCCTGGCTTTAAGCCGAGTGCTACAATCTGCATTGACTCGACAAAGGTTGATCCCGCTAAGCTTGCTGTACTGGAAAACATTCTGTATGGTTCGGCTGGCGTTGATCCCAGACTGCCTCTTCCTGATGAAATTGCATCCATCTTTGCTGAAGCCGCTCCGAGTGCTCTGACCTTTGTCTCTATTACTCCTGCTGATGATGCGACTAATGTTGCTGTTGATGCTGATATTGTTATCACTTTCAATAACAAGATTGCCACGGAAGCGGTTGTAATTACCGATGAGGTTGGTCTTATGGTTGTTGGTACCAAGACTTTCGATGCTACTGGAAAGATTCTTACTTTCCATCCTACCGAAGAGCTTCCTGTCAACAGCACATATTTGGTCACTATTGGCGGTGTTACAGATGTCTATGGACAGGTATTGGCAGCGCTTGTCAAGAACTTTACAACTGTTGTTGCCTAATAAAAGATATTATGGGGTGGCTCTATTATAGGTTAATGGGGCCATTTCCCATATTTTTGAGAGGAGAAAACTAAATGATCAAGAAAACTATTACCTATAAGACGCTTGATGGTGTCGAGTTTACAGAAGATTTCTATTTTCATCTTTCTAAGGCCGAGGTCTTGGAAATGGAAATGGGTATTACTGGTGGCATGACTCAGATGATTAACAAGATTGTTGCTGCTCAGGATGGAAAGAAGATCATTGATACATTTAAGACTCTTATTCTTAAATCCTATGGCATTAAGTCTGATGATGGTAAACGCTTTATCAAAAATCAGGAAGTAAGAGATTCTTTTGAGCAGACCGAAGCATATAGCATTCTGTTTATGGAACTTGCTACAAACGCTGATTCTGCAACAGCCTTTGTAAATGGAATCGTGCCAAAACCCGAGTAATGCAAGAGAGGAGAAGAGAGAGTGCTACAGTTAGAAATACCAGAAAGAGAATACTTTGACGAAGAGACATTCACTTTTATAAAGTACAAGAAAGAAGTGCTTCAACTTGAGCACTCTCTCGTCTCTATTTCGAAATGGGAAGCAACATGGCATAAACCATTTCTAGGAAAGACCCCGAAAACCGTTGAAGAAATGACTGACTATTTGAAATGCATGACAATCACGCAGAACGTTAAACCAGAAATATATATGAATCTACCACAATCTATTTTTGATAAAGTAGAAGATTATATGAATCAGACAATGACTGCTACATGGTTTAATGACCCGCCAAATGCTCCTAAGAGCAAAGAAATCATAACTTCAGAAATAATTTACTATTGGATGATCGCGCAAAACATTCCGATAGAGTGCCAAAAGTGGCATCTAAATAGACTATTAACATTGGTTCGAGTATGTAGTATTAAGAACCAACCGCCCAAGAAACAGAACAAAAAGGATATGCTCTCACAACGTAATGCCCTTAATCAGGCACGACGAGCACAGCATAATACAAAAGGGTAGGTATAAAAATGAAAGATAATCAAGGACTTGCTAATCATGCAATTTCATATCTTGGTAAGGCATATATGTATGGATATACTGGAATTGTTACTGAAGAGATTATTCAAGCCAAAAAGAAACAGTATCCACGTATTTATACAGATGATTATATTGCAAGAACGAGAAGAAATATTGGAAAATGGGCAACTGATTGCGCGGGACTAGTGGATCTATATCTTGGTGTTGATTTGTCAGCAGCTGGATATTATAAGATGTCTACTATAAAGGGGCCAATCGCATCAATGCCTAAAAATGTTATTGGACTACTGGTATTCAAGGTAAATCATACAAGCGGTGAGGTTGTTCATGTTGGAATTTATATGGGCAATGATACAGTTATCGAAGCTAAAGGCGTTGATTATGGTATCGTTCGTACAAATTTAGCTACTGGCGGATGGGACTTTTATGCTTATTGTCATCTTATTAGTTATATTGCTTCCCCTACAAAAGTTGAAACTAGACTTTTTAAGGGTACAAAAGGCGAGGCTGTTAAGTCATGGCAGAATAGCATAATTTATCTTGGATATGCTCTTCCTAAATTTGGCCCCGATGGCGATTTTGGAACAGAAACATATACTGCTACTATTGAATTTCAGAAAAGGCATGGACTTGAGCAGAATGGTATAGTCGATTCTACATGCTGGAGCAAACTTATTTCTGATCTCAAGTCTGAAGAAAACGATCTCAAAACTCAGGCATCCGAGGTAAACGCTCTTATTAACAGTCTTAGTAAATATATTTGATTATTCAAAGGAGGTGATGAGGTGATAGTTTTTAAGCAAAAGGGCAATCTTAAAAAAACTAGTGAATTTATGGTAAGATCTTTAAAAATGAAACCAAAAGAAATTTTAGAAAAATATGCACTAGAAGGCACAAAAGCTTTAGCTTCAGCTACACCCATCGACTCCGGAGAAACAGCTAGAGCCTGGGGTTATGAAATTACAGAAGGAAAAGGTTCATATACTATTTCTTGGACAAATAGTAATATTGTTGATGGTGTGTCTATAGCTATTCTTATACAATATGGGCATGGCACTCGCAATGGTGGTTATGTAAAAGGACGTGACTATATAAATCCGGCACTTAAGTCGATTTTTAATGATCTAGCAAATGATGCCTGGAAGGAGATAACTCGTCTATGAGCACTTCAGTTGATGAACGCATTGTTGAGATGCAATTTAATAATCAGCAATTTGAAGCTGGTGTTAAAGAAAGTTTGGGAACATTAGATAAACTTAAGAAAGGGCTCAATCTTGATGCCTCAGCAAAGAGTTTATCAAATTTACAGACCGCAGGTAATAATTTTTCACTTAATGGAATAGCTAGTGGTGTAGATACGATAGCTAGTAAATTTTCAGCATTTGGAATTATGGGCGTTACAATGTTAGCAAATATTGCTAATGCTGCCATAAATACTGGAACTCAACTTATAAAATCACTAACTATCGATCCGGTTGCTGAAGGCTATGCTGACTATGGCCGAAAATTAACCTCAATTCAAACTATTACTAATGCCACTGGAAAATCTGAAGCTGTGGTTGAAGAATATTTTGGAACACTTGATGAATATGCTGATAAGACAATCTATAATCTTGATGATATGACTTCTGCGTTTGCAAAGTTTACAAATGCTGGCGTTGATATGGACAAGTCTGTTCCTGCAATTAAAGGTATAGCTAACATGGTTGCTGTAGCAGGCCAGGATGCTGGCGCAGCACAGATAGCTATGTATAATCTATCTCAGAGTATTGCTGGTGGATTCTTAACTACTATGGATTATAAGTCATTGAATCTTGCTAATGTTGCTACAAAAGAGTGGAAACAGAACATGATTGATGGCGCTATAGCTGCTGGAACCCTTAAGGAAACAACTGATGGAATGTATATAGATACTGCCGGAAAGATGAAAGAAGCAGCTAATATGCAGCGACTATTTAGCGAAGAACTAAGTAGTGGTTGGGCAACGACTGATGTTATGCTTAAGGTTCTAGGAGATTATGGCGATACAACGACTGATATTGGAAAAAAAGCACAAGCAGCAGCACAAGACGTTAAGAGTTGGTCGATGATGATGGAAACTCTTAAAGCTGCTGTTGGTACCGGATGGACGGATAGTTTCCAATATATTATTGGCAATCTTGACGAATCAAAGAAACTCTTTACAGCGCTTACTAATACCATTGGCGGTTTTCTTGATAAATCGGCTGATGCGAGAAATGGAATGCTACAATTCTGGCATGATAATGGTGGACGAGATAAACTAATTCAGGGTATTAAGGATGCTTTTGCCGAATTAAGTCGTGTTATAAAGCCGTTAAAAGGTGCTTTTGATGCAGTGTTTCCTCCAATGACAGGTGAGACATTACTCAAGATTTCAAATGCAGTTGCAGATTTCCTCAGTAATGTCAAAATGGGGGATGGCGATTTAACAAATCTTACTAAAACTGCTTCTGGATTCTTTTCTGCATTAAAACTAGGTGTAAAATTCCTTGGTTTAGTTGGAAAAGGATTTGGTTTTGTTATTCAAAAGTTAGGGCCAATGATAAGCGGTCTACTCGAGATAACTGCTGGATGGGCAGATTTCTGGATAAATCTTAATAAGACAACCGACTCTACAGATGCTTTTAATAAGTCTTTTGAAAAAGTTAAAGAAGTTATAAACACGGTTTCGGATTCCATATCTAATTTTCTGGGTAAGATTAAAGAAAAAGGATCAAATATTACTTCTGGTTTAGAAACTTTTGGCGGCAGAATCAGAGCTACTATTGATAGTTTTAAAGAAATTGATCTTACTGGTTTGGATTATTTTATTGATGGTGTTAGAGCGAGATTTAAACCTCTTGATAAAATAATATCCTTTGCTGAGAAAGGACTTGCCGGTCTTCGTAGTTTTATGGAGAAACTAGCACCGTTCTTTAAAAGTGTTGGCGATTTTATTAAGGAAGCTGCTGGTAATGTTGATATTTCAACACTTCTTGCCATATTCCAGAGTGGAGCAATGGCAGGTGTTGGCATTTCAATAGCTAAGTTTGTTACATCTCTTAAGTCCGTAACTGATAATGCTGGAGGATTTCTTGAGAGTATTAAAGGAATACTTAATGGTGTGAAAGACTGCTTGACTGCGTATCAGAAAGATATACAGGCGGGGACACTTATTAAGATTGCTATTGCTGTTGGTATTCTAGCATTATCACTTCTGTTACTTTCTACAATAGATCCGGCTAGACTGGCAACAGCTCTTGTCGGTATGACAGCACTATTTGGTGAACTATTTGGTTCTATGTCTATATTTACTAAATCTGTCGATAGCAAGGGCTTTAAGTCCATGGTTAAATTAACCGTAGGACTTATGGGAATATCAATAGCAATGTTGCTCTTAGCTAAAGCTCTTACAACTGTGGCGACTCTTAACTGGGAGGAATTAGCCGTTGGTTTATCTGGACTTGGCGGCATTCTTGCTACATTATGGGGAGCAACTAAACTATTATCTAAATACTCTAAAGATATGGTCAAAGCAAGTATAGGTTTAATCCTCTTCGGTTTTGCTATACGTATTCTTGCAGGTGCTGTAATTGATCTATCCAATATCAGTTGGGAAGGTTTGGCTAAGGGGTTGCTTGGTGTTATTGGTATTTGTGGTATTCTTCTTGGAATGCTAAAATTTGCCAATTTTGATACATCAACACTGCAAATGGGTGCTGGCTTAGTACTATTAGCAGTAGCAATAAGGCTTATTGTTAATTCTGTAGCAGCATTGGGCAGCATGGACCCTGGTCAACTATGGACAGGGTTTTCTGCGCTTGGTTCTATTATGGTAGCAATAATAACCTTTACTAGAACTGTTGGTGATGGAAAGAATCTAATTACAACGGGCATAGCAATGATGTTTATTGCATCATCAATGCTTATATTTGCCGGCGCAATTGCTATACTAGGAAGTATGCCATTAGAGCAACTAGGCAAAGGTTTATTAGGTATGGGATTAGCTCTTGCGGCAGTTGTAGTTGCCATGAACTTCATGCCACCAAACATGTTAGCTACAGGCGTAGCATTTCTTGCTATATCTATAGGACTTATTGCAATGGCTGCTGCTATTAAGATGCTTGGAACCATGTCAATAGAACAAATTATTCAAGGGGTTCTTGGCCTTGGTGCAGCTCTTCTTATTATAGTTATTGCTGTAAATGCTATGACAGGAGCTATTGTGGGCGCTGCAGCATTACTTGTTGTATCAGCAGCCTTACTCGGATTAGCGTTTGCTATGAAATTGCTTGGATCCATGTCTATTGAGCAATTAGGAATAGCATTACTAGGCCTTGTGGCAGTATTAGTTATATTTGGTGTGGCAGCAGCTGTACTTACCCCGATTATACCAGCAATGCTTGCTCTTGGTGCCGCTATGATCCTTCTTGGAGTTGGTATGGCTGCTATAGGTGCTGCAGCAATAGTTATGGCTATTGGTATGACTATGATGTCAACTGTTGGTCTTGTTGGCATTGGTATTATGATTGCTATAACATTAGCACTTATACCGCTTGTAGCATTGTCGCCTGCCTTATTTATACTAGGCGCTGGAATGATTGCTCTATCCATTGGTATATTGGCGCTTGGTCTATCTTTTACAGTTCTTGGCGGTGGTTTAGCCACTATTGTTGCTGTTGGTCCAGAAGGATTAGCAACACTAATAGCATTTACAGCGATGGCAGCATCTCTGGCGGCATTCTCAGGACAGTTAATGCTTGCCGGTATTGGTCTTACGTTATTCGGGGCAGGGGCAATACTTGCGGGAGCAGGAGCACTTGTAGGAGGTATAGGACTTATTGTCTTAGCGTTTGCTCTTAAACAATTAGCAGATGTTGATCTGACTAAGATTGAAGGTATTAAGGATCTTGGTGGAGATTTGCTAAAAGCCTCCCTTAAACTTTTACTTGCTGCTCCAGGATTAACTACTGGTGGTGCAGCGTTATTGGCATTTGGAATAGGCGCTGATGAAGCCGGAAGTGGGTTAGCATCCATTAAAGATAACATAACCGAGACAGTTGCTACACTAAAAGTTGTTCCTGATTCTGTAAAGAACGCAGGCAATGCCGTTATTAATGCTGTAAAAGCTCTTATGGATGGTGTGAATGCAGCGATCATATCAAAGGCGCCAAAGGCAGCAAGTTCCACTAAACTTGTTTGCAGTACAGCAAGTGCGGCAATAGTATCTCAAAGATATTTGTTTGTAAATGCTGGTGCGAGTATGGTTGAGGGCTTTGTTGAAGGAATTAAGTCGCATACAGATTCTGCAGTCTATGCTGCTACAAGTATGGCATCAAGAGTTCTTCGGGCAACAAAAGCTGAACTAGCTATTCATTCGCCATCAAAAGCATTCAAAGATGTTGGTATGTACTCGGTTATGGGTTTTGCGAACGGTCTGGTTGATTATGCCAATCTTGCTGTGACAGCATCTAAAAACTTGGCTAAAACAACTATCGCACCAGTTATGGACATGTCTATATCTGGCAATTACGCAAATGCCGGAGCAAGATTTGCAACCCAGTCGGCCTCTACATCAGCCATCTCAGATAATCTTCAAAATGGGGGACTAATGCAGAGAACACTTAATAGTTTGTCTGATCTTGCAAATCGCGATTCAGAAAATTCCCCGGTGGATGTTTCTGGAACACTAACGATACAAGTTACAAACGATAAAGGTGAGATTATTGGTATTGCGCAAAAGGCAATGAAAGATCTACTAAGGAAGGAGAGTCGCTAATATGCCTATTTATGATAAGAATGATAATGTCATTTCAAATGCGGTACAAAAAGTACTCTCCCATCCTGATGTAGTCGAGATCAAGAATCGCACACTTGATGGCAAGTATCATATTCAGACGATAGGCACTAGCGGAACAATTGCAGATGTTAGTGCCTATTTTACTCCTGCTGAAAAACTTCTTTTTGATGAGATAAAGAGACGTTCGGCTCCGCTTACTGTAACTTTCGATGGACGATATTATACCGGCCTAATTGATGGAGAACCTAGTTATGATAGACTACCTGCATCTAACGCTGTTATGTTTGCTATATCGTTTAGTTTGCTGGTGGAGACGGAAGGAGTGATTACCTAATGGATACCATTTCTTCCTCTCTCCTAGCTAAACTTCAAAACTCAATGCAGACAATTGACAATAATGCTAATCCACAGATGGAAGTCATTACCCAAAAAGCCGCCAAGTATATTAACCAGGGAACATTCTTGGCACCAAGAACAATCCGTACTGGAGACTCATTAGGACGTCTGGATATAACTATTCGTCGTGAAGACAAGGATGAAGAACCTACTGAAATAGTTATGATTTATATTGAGGATGGTCTAGCAAAGGTTGCTACAATGCCTTATGTAAATACACCAGATGATCTTTTTGAGTACCAGTATACGATTGGCCCTGCTACAGATGTCGCTTGTGACTTTGATGGACGCTTTGCGCATATTACTGACCATACCGAATTATATTTTGACACATCCCTGGTCTGGGCACTTGTTACCTTTGGCGAACCATATTTAGCGGTTGTTAATGACGGTACTTTAACCTTATATCATGGTTTGGATGAACCAATAGTTTTGGTAGAGTCGGGTGTCACAAGAGTTTCCTTACTTCGAGGATGGAAGAGTGTAACAAGCGTTCTTAGTGATCAAGGCCTTATCTGTGCATATGTCAAAACTGATGGTAAGGTATATTATCAGAACTATTGCGAAATGGAAGATGGTAGTTACGTTTGGGATATTGAGCGGGAAGTAACTGTATTAGCACCACCTATTACTGATATTAGTCTATTTCGAACGGCTGATTATAGAATAGGTTTTATTGTTGAAGGTGGAGGAACAATTACGTGGGCCATTACATACCGTTCATGGAGTGGTATGGCCATTCCGCCAGAGTACTTATCTGTAGATATGTCAACATCTATTAGCATTAGCGAGATAACATATTATGATGGTTATAATAGAGAGAATATTACAACTATATGTGGTATGGATCTTGATGTATTATATGGCTTGCCACCTATAATCAAGTCGGTAGCCAATATTGATGATGGAACTGGAAATTATGGGGTACAGATGTTAATTAAATGGGATGAGAATGTATTTGATGAGATATCAAATATTACATCATTCAAGATAACCGATGCCTATGGTGGAGCTTGGCCTAGCACAAATATAACCAAGGTCAACGATAAAGAGTTAATAGTTACATTTGTTGACTTTAACAACTGTTATGAGTTGGCCACATTAACGTATACGCCAGGGACCTTAATAGGAGACGTAGAACTCGTGGAGTTGCAGACTATGGACTTTATGCCCGTAGGACTAATCCCTACGGTTATCGTTCCTCCAGCCCTAGTATCATATACAAATGTTGAGTATAGTGGCGAGGTTATATTATGAGCAGTTTACTTGATTACATGACGACGATAGAACTCGAATTTGATAAGCCTATCATTAACGATCCCGAGATTGTGACTGGTATTGAATATGTAGGTCCACTAGTAGTAACAGATGCCATGGTAACCGTATCTGGATATTATAGCGGAAGGGACAAAAAATATGCTCTTGATAACAATCTTGGTACGAGATGGCAAACGCCAAGTAGTGGCATTCCTGGATGGTTTACTGCTAATTTTGGAACTCTTCAGATACTGGGAAAGATACGAGTATATACAATAACTGGACAGTATCCAGTATCGGCATACACTATTCAAGGTAGTAATGATAATTCTAATTGGACAGACGTTATATCTGGAACCATTGCTACAGGAACTACTCAATGGACAGACATTATATTTACTCCAGCAACATTTCAGTATTGGCGTTTTTATGTTACAGCTGGTACGAGTAACTATGCTACTATATATGAAATTCAGTATTATACCGTGCAAACGGCATACAATACTAATGGCTTTAAAGTTACAGCTGATGAGTATAATAAAATGCCTGCTGGTGATGTTGTGAATGAGGAGTATACTGTAAAAAAAATACGGTATGCCGCCCCAAGAATAACTGAAGTAGATGCAGATCTTAGTATAGCAACCTTGTCAGATACGGTTTATAAAACAGGAACAATTGAATTAGCACCGGAGGAGTGATATGGCAGTAGATGATATATATACAAAGCTACTAATGCACTTTGACGGTGCAGATAATGAAACTATTTTTATAGATGAGGCAGGAAATACTGTATCAGCATCTGGATCTACCTGTATAAAATCAACACAGTATAAATTTGGAGCAACTGCTGTGCGATTTGGCGCTAGTGGTGATTATCTAAATATTCCTGGCACTGATCTTTTTAATTTCGGTACTGATGACTTTACGATTGATCTATGGGTATATTTGACAAGTGAAGTTTCTTCAGCTCTTGAGTTTTTATCAGGAAGTACCAATGGTAATCTATTCTTTTCATATGACAAATCACTTAGTAAGATATGTCTTGGAAGAAACAATGTCGCATATGATATTCAATCTACGGCCCTTGCCAATAATATTTGGATACATATAGCTATAACCCGAAAAAGTGGATTTATGTATCTCTTTAAAGATGGTATATGTGTCTACTCTGGTAGTAATACACAGAATTATACAATGAGCAATGCTATTAGTGGTAAATCATCAGCTTACATTGATGAGCTTCGTGTATCAAAAGGTATTGCTCGATGGACTACTAACTTTATACCTCCTATACGTGCTTATATACCAAATGACAAGCTTATAGATATTCTTGTTATTGGTGGTGGTGGAGGTGGTGGAGCTGGTAAATCTAGCACTTATGAAGGTGGTGGTGGTGGAGCTGGTGGATTCTTATATCAGGAAAAAGCACAGCTTGCTGTTGGTGAATATGCTATTACTGTTGGCGAAGGAGGAGCATCCAGTACTAATGGCATTGACTCCTCAATCGCATCTCTATTAGTTGCTAAGGGTGGTGGTCATGGTACTTGCGCTACTGCAGCTACAGTTGGTGGCTCTGGTGGTGGTGCATTCAACGCATCTGGTGCTGCTGGTACCCTAGGACAAGGTAATGCTGGTGGTTCTGGTAATGGTAGTAACTCTGGTGGTGGAGGTGGTGCTGGTGCTGTAGGCTATGCCGGTACAGATGGTACTTATCCACGTCAAGGCGGTGCTGGAAAAGCTTGTAGTATATCTGGCTCGGAACAGTATTATGCTGGAGGCGGTGGTGGAGTTGGTTCTGCTGCTGGTGCAGGAGGTATTGGTGGTGGAGGTGCTGGCAATATGACTGGTGCTGGAATCGCTGGTACGCCAAACACTGGAGGCGGAGGAGGCGGTGGTAAGAGTAGTGGAAACTATGCTGGTGGAGCAGGTGGCTCAGGTATAGTTATAATTCGCTATAAATCTATTGACTTTGGTCAATCTACCGGTGGTACTAAAACTATAGATGGTGAGTATACGGTCCACACATTTACTACAAGTGGAACGTTTATACTATCGGAAATTGTTAACCATAAGTTAACTGGTTCTGCCATTTTTGGGCCTTTTGCAATACCAGAATTTATAGAAGAACCAGAAAGCTCTGTTATTGAGATGGTTGCTACGATTCCAGAGACAACCAATGTTGATATATATTCTGCAATAGTTGATGACACGCCTTTAGAAACGGATTATGTGCAAGCCATTAATGGTGAATCAATACCAGGAATGTCACTCGCGAATGCTGGAAGAAAACTATATTTTAAGGTTCTATTATCAACAACCGAAATAGTGGATACTCCAATTATTCGTGCATTTGGCTTTAGTATAAGCGAGGTCTTAAATAAAAATAAGATCTGGTTAATACTCAAAGCTGGCGATCGAATTCTTAATCCAAAAGATAATGTTAGAGTTCAATACACAAAGGCTACAGGTACACTTATAGGACCACAAAACGGCCAGGTAGAGGACTTTGATGTATCTTTTGCTCCTGTAAATCTAAATCATCGAGTTTTTGATCCACATGACCCTGAGAACATAACTATGTTAACTGGCATGACCTTAAGTAGTTTTGACGTCACTTATCGGTATGCTCAGGAAGGCGCTGAAAATATTACGATGTTAACTGCTACTACAATTGTGGTAACAAAAGTTGGCGAATTACCACTTTAAGGAGGAAGAAATGAAGCCAGGGATAAAAACCTCAATTCATAACCGTTTTGATATTTATAAAACAAATATTGAAACTGGGGAAACAAAGCAAATAGCCTTTGCTGAGAACATTGTTCTTGACCAGATGTGGAGTAGACTTGCAAACCGAGCTGCATATTTTGTAAACATCCATTATGGAACAGGTACAGGTACACCAACAGCCAGCCGTACTTCTCTATTTACGCATCTTGGAACAAAAGCAGCAGTTGATGATCTACTAACAAAGACTGTACCAACAGCTAGTTGGAGACGAAAAATAGTTCTTAATCCAGAGGAGAATGTCGGTGCAGTTATCACGGAAATAGGAGTAGCTTATGATAGTGGCACAGGTAGTCTAGTTACCCATGCTATGCTCATGGATATGAATGGCAATCCCATTAGCATTACCAAAACGGCGCTTGATGTCCTTACCATTTATGCTACCATATTTATTACCTTTTCAGTATCTGATGAGAATATTCAAATATGTGGTTTGCCAAATAATAACCCTCTTATGAATTATTTAGTTGGACAGGCTGGAATAGGATCATGCTATTTCTATATGGGCGAAAGTAAATACCCATTAGGATCATGGAATCAAGGTATCGTTATAGGTTCATTAGGAAATTCAGCAGCCATATCTTGGACGGCAGATGTTGCTAATAAAAAGATGACAACATCAACACCAAGACTTGGTATAAATGATTCAAACGGTAATATAAAGGAGATTGTGTTCGGAACATCAGCACTTTCCCCTATATTTCGTATGTTACTCCCTGCACAAACTGTATACACAGGATTATCACTTACAGCAGTCCCTATTGGTACTGGCGATGGAGTAGCAACAACTTTTGCTTTACCTAGTAAGAACATAAGATCGACAGGCTTGAAGGTGTATCTTGATGGCGTAGAAACTTCTGGTTTTATAAGAAAAACATCTTCAAAGATGGCAACATTTAGATTAGCTGAAGGATGGCAGCGATGCTACTATCGTGGACGTGGCGCATGTGGTTTATCAAGAAGCGGAAATGTATTAGGTGTTGCTGAAGGAATCGATTACTATACGCCATATGTATATACATATGACTTCCAAAATGGTGGGTTCTGTAATAGAGCAACGACTCAGTTAGGAAGCTTTGTAAGAGGTATAGCCTTTTCTAATGATGGACTTGTTATGGCCATCAGTACAAGCGGTTCTCCATATGTAACAACGTTTGATTGGACCAATGGTGCATGGGTGCAAAGACCTAATCCTGAGGTATTACCAACCGATGATGGTAAGGGCGTTTCGCTTTCAAACGATGGGTTAGTCCTTGCTGTTGCTCATTCAAACGCCCCATATGTAACAACATATGATTGGACTAATGGCGCATGGATTAAGAGAGCAGATCCTGTTAATCTACCAGCTGGTGAGGGTCGATCTGTATATTTATCTAACAACGGGCTTTTCCTTGCTGTTGCGCATGCTGGGTCTCCATATGTAACAACATATGATTGGACTGATGGCGCATGGGTAAAGAGAGTGAATCCTGTTAATCTACCAACTGGTGATGGCACATTTTGTACCTTATCTGGTAATGAACTTGTTATGGCAATTGGGCATAGTAATTCACCATATATAACCACATACGATTTAGTCGATGGGCTATGGGTAAAAAGAGCAAACCCAGCTATTACGCCAGTAGGCGCAGTAACCGGAGCAGCATTTAATAATGATGGGACCTTAATGATAACCATATATAATACGTATGGTCCCACAACAAGTCCATTGCAAATTTATGATTGGGATAGTGGCGCTTGGGTTCAAAGAGCCTTGACAATTCCATCACAAACATGGAGACGAGGGGTTCAGTGTTGTTTAACCAATGATGGGTTATTTGCAATAGGTAATACATATAATGATGGTGATAATTATATTGCTACTATTATATTCGACCTAAATCCACCATTGGCTGAGAGTATTATTTTCGATGCTCCTCCAGCGTCTGGAGTTGTCATAACGGCGGATTACACCGTAGACGGCATCCATAAAACTGCACAGAGAGTTATCGATCTGAATGCCACTTTTACATTTGGTATACCAGGTTAACAGAAAGGAAGCATAAATAGATGGAACTTACCTTCGAAAATGTACAGGTCATTGGTGCAGGAACAGAACCATGTGCTATACATACACCTGCAAATGTTATACAAGTTATATTTGCTGGCGCCGGAGGTCAGATCTATGCAACAAATGCTCCTACGCCATATGGTATATTTGAAAATGCCGTTTTTAGCAGTCCATTCAAGATCTGTAATGATGTAAACGTTGAATATCTAAAGCTCAAGTTTGTTCATTCTTCATTATTTGCAGTATGGAAGAATGCCACCGAGACAGGCGAAGTCGTTCCGTATGAACCAAATGTAGTGCATACGGTTCGGCATCGCTTTGCCCAATGGGCAATTAGACAGAACTTTAGCAAATATTTGATCGATGGATCACTTG